CTAGTAACTAGTAACTAGTTACTCCTTAAGTTAGTTGGTTAATTGCTATTGCTATTGCTATTGCTATTGCTATTGCTATTGCTATTGCTATTGCTATTGCTATTGCTATTGCTATTACTCCTTAAGTCAGTTGGTTGATTGGTTGGTTGGTTGCTTGGTTGATTGGTTGGTTAGTTATTACTTTTTAAGTTGGCTAGTCACTAATCGCTAGTTACTAACTGCTCCTTAAGTTGATTAGTTGGTTGGTTGTTACTTTATCTTAAGTAAGCGATGAGCAAAGTTTAATAAGATAAGTGCGTGAACTGATAGGTTTTTATTGATGATATTGCTAGAAGAGCCGGGAAAAGGACTGTGTCTATGCATCGTGAGGTGTATATTGCGAACATCTATACCGATAACTACGTCGTAGTCTTGCTGTCTATGACCCGCCGCCATAAATGTAGAGTTATGGTATATAGTTGTATTGCTTGACTCTGATATGTAATCGATTTGAACTTGCCAGTAGCCTGGTTGTATATGAACACCAGGAAGTAAATTTAGCTTCATTTTAGAAGAGAAATCTTGACCGATCCAGTTCATAATATGGAGCACCTAGTGGGACTTAAACCCACGCTTACAGAATTTTAGAGATTCCAACTCTAACCAGCTGAGCTATAGGTACATAACCTCCGAAAATAAAGGCGCACGGGCTGAATTATTGTTACCGTATAGATGGCAGATATTCCGTCGAATCTCTTGCCCGATAACCCCTAACAACATTAAGTATCAGCATGTAGGCTTCTGCTAAAGAAGGAACACCGTAAAGCTCTTTACAATCTTTAGGTAATGTTACCATCCGTTTACGCGGCCGTGCAAATCTATTATACACACACTTACAGTAGCTTTAAGTTTCTGACTTCATGATCGCAATTATGAGCTGCAATAGCGGTAAGCAATATGCTTATATTTGAATTCATGCTGGCTATCAGCAAGTCCAGGTATATAACCATTTTATATGGTTTGCGGAATGATTTTAATGATTTAATTTGGTGAGCTAATACTTTAATCTCTGCTTTTAATCTCAATAAATGAATTTCCTATACTTCCCCTAGTTAATTGGTTGTTGGAAGCCGATAGATTTAACTAAGAGTGTACTCAAGACGGTTTCGATACCTACTTCATGATATCGTCTTCCAGCTTCTTAAGCTTTACATCAATATCCTCCTCTGAAGGTTCAGAAGAAAGAAGTTCGTCGCCACTATATTGCGCCACCGGTTGCAAGAAAAGAGAACGCTCTGCTTCTCTTCTTCTTGTTAAACCTTTAAGTTCTTTACCGCCAGCTTTATTCCATCTTAAGAATTGATCTGCTACAGCTACCTTGTCAGCTCCAGAGTTTAATAGCTTAAGTAAAGTTGATGTCTGTAGTGCGTTTGAGCCTACATTATAAGAAAAAGAAACTAATGCTGCGTACTCATTGTCGTTAAGCGGAACCTTAACCATATCTTCTACTACAGAGGCCTTCATGTTTACTTCATGCTCTAAGAATTCAATAGCTTGCGCTTCAGTAATAGCGGGGTCTTTCATTGAAACTTTTTGACCATTTGGGTATTGAATAGTGCCGTACCCAATAGTTGGGATATTAACAGCATCTAAGTAGGGTTTAAGAGACAACCCTTCAAATGACTTAATAAGATTTATTCCTGCTTTATTCACTGGTCTCATAACTTAGATTATATACTATATCGCTTTAATAATTCCACTTTTCGCTGACTTAGTGTACTCTTTAGGTATATTTATGTTTAGTGTTATTGTTGACCCAGATATACTAGATATTGTGCACTCTATAGCTGGTAAATTATTACCTGTCAAAAGGATAGAGTCACCGTTAGAGAATTGCGAAACAGAATCAATCTTCACTGTATTTAATACAGGATCTGCAGTGAAAGCGCCATAGCGAACTAAGTCACTATAAGTTGCTAACTTATCTGCAGCATTGGCCACTTTGGATTGAAAGGTACCTTTAGCCATATTTAATCCAAATATTTGATATAAAGGTCCATTTGATGTATTGATTAAAAAATTAAGACACTTATATCTTTGAAGATATAAACCTGCACCTGAATAATTACCCTGAGCATCTTGAGATACACTCCCTAATGCAGATGTTATTTGCGATGCTCTAGTAGCAATAAAAGAACTTCTAGTATTGTAAGCAGTAGCTAAATTATTTAAACTTGTATCTACAAACTTGCCAGAAGCGCCTGTATTTGATAATGCTTGCCAAGTATCTATTGCTGTTTTTGCTGTATTTACATTACTTTTTGCAGTAGATATCTGATTTGCTGCATCAATATTCATATTTAATTGAGCTAATTGATTATTCAGCGCTGCTTCCCACAACAATACAGAAGATATGATCTCATTAGAGAGATTAGTTAATAGCTCTTGATAAGTAGATGATGTTAAATTTTGTCTCTCAGAGAGAGTAAAACCTGCAACATTATTCTTTACTGTTGATCCTTGTCCAGTGAAACCTATCTGTGATGGTATTACACTACTTATAAATAAGTGAGATGCTCCAACAGAATTAATTATATAAATACCGCTACTAGAACCTTTATTAATATATATCAAATCATTTGCATTAAAATTTAAAACACTATCTACATCTATTTGTAGATTAGATACTGTGCCTGCTGGAATATCGTGTAGTGGTTGTTGAGTTGTAGCGTTGCCTCCTGCACCAGATATACCATTTCTAATAGTATTAACCATTGCTTTAATTCCGCGCAATTGGATCGTACTGTTTATTACATAATCTTCGCTATTAGTACTTGTGGATTTTGGATTACCGTTTCCGTTAGGTTGAAGCTGTGCATTACTTTTAGTCCAAGAATCAGGAAAGAAGTATGTTGCCTTACCTGTGCTCTGATTAACTGTCTCGATCTGAGATTGAGTTATAGTTGTGTAAGTAGTACCATTAAGCCATCTATGCTCTTGCTCGTACGGTGTAATTCGCTCTATATGTGCATTATTGTACGGAATATAAGTTCTATCGACCTGTTCTTGCTTTTTAGCAACTTGTTCTTCTATGTTTGGAATAACAGCTTTATCATCTGCCTGGTCACTCTTAGTAGTGGCAAATTCTTTAGCTATGTCTGATAGATCTTTTTTACTTAATGGCATATAACCATTATACTAGAACTTTAAGTCGAAACCTTGTTCAAACTATGTATCAAAGTACATGTTCTCTATTAACTTAGAAAACCCAGCTGCAACTATATCAGCTATTGTAAGTTGAATATCGTATTGGCCATTGAGTCTAATACTTGTTGTTTAGGTTTTTAAGCATTATATTTCACCAACTTTACTTTGTCTGTTATCTCTAGATAGTATTCCATTCGCTGTAGGGCATGTCTCTTTAGCATTGTCGACCCCATTGGGATGTAATCCAATATTAAAGCCTTTGTCTTGATCCCCTGCTTCCTTAATGATCTTCCTATACATTGAATTACTGGCCCTTTACTTGCTACAAAGTTTGCGAGAATCAATACATCCACATTCTTAGTATCACTTCCCTCAGATATCTTGCCATCAGTTCCCACTAAACCTTGTATTTTATGATTATTCAATTGATCAATGTAGTCTTGACTCTTCTTATCTTCACCTGTTGCAAAAGGAACACCTAATGCTTTTGATAACTCTTCTCCGTGAGCTACTTCATCAACCAAAACAAGAACAGCTTTACCTGCAGCAATCATAGATTTAGCATCATTTAAGATGCGATCTTTCATTATCTGATTGTTCAGTACATGCTCTTTATATGATTTAAGCTTATCATCTTTAAAATCTCTTCCGCCAGTATTTACTTCTCTAACGATGAAATATGGTGTAGCTAGGAAACCGTTATCGACTCCCCATTTAACATCTCTTCTAATCAAGACTCTTCCGCAGCCTGCGGTAATCATTATGTCTTTGCCATCCGATCTGTAATCTGTTGCTGTAAGACCAAAAACCTTCCCAACTCCTGATAGTCCTTTACTAATTTCAAAGAATGTAGACGCAGGAGTATGGTGGACCTCGTCAAATATAACGACTCCAAAATCAGCCTGTTTAAGTTCCTCAATATTCCTAGTTGCCGAAGCAGCGATAGAAACTGTAATATCGCTAATCTTTTTCTTTCCACCACCATAAAAACCTACTTCATTCTTACCAAAACACTCAACAAACTGACTGTAAAATTGTTTAGCAACAGAGTCACTAGGGCAAACTACAAGAGCTTTCTTCTTATATCTTTTAATAAAATGAGTTGCAACTAAAGTCTTTCCAAGACCTGTGGCAAAATTAATAACGCCTCTGTAATTAGACATCATTAAATCTATGGCTTCTTCTTGATATGGGCGAGGATCAAAAGGTTTAGTTACCCACGGTAATACGATCTTTTGACCCGTCTCTTTTCTGTCATCGATGATGTTAGCGTTTTTAAAAAATTCTGGATACTCATTTAATAAATAATCAAAGAACGCAGAGTTTATAATCCATTCCCCTAAGTCATTCTTTTCATATAACTTACCATTAACTTCTTGTTGAAGTTTTTTGAACTCTGGAGAACTTCTTCTCCATATAGTTTTACCTAATCTTTTAAGTTGATATTGCTTAGACTTATCTGTATAGCATAAAGTTGACTCTAGTAACTTTGCAAAACTAGGATCTTCTTTAGATATTGACATGGAATTGTTTTTGATTATAATGTCCATTGCATTATTTTACCAAGGTATAAATCTATGGCAATAACTGCACATACCTAATTGCTTAATATATTACTATATATTTTTTGATATGTATAAAATGATTACGATTAATAAACCGTTTTAGGAGACAATATGGATTATTCCAATAAGTTAAAAGATTCATTGTATTGGTGGCTTGGTAAAAAGCGACCTTTTATCATCAACGACGAATATAAGTTAGAGTTATTGTTTGTAGATAAAGTTAATAACTCTGCTAAAATTCGTGTCACAAATATTAAAACAGGACAAGTTTTAGAGCAGACCACAGATCATTCTGAGGTAGCAGATGGACAAGACTAAGCTAATTGAATTAGCTTTTGTTCAATGGGTTGCTGAACTAAAGAGCAAGCCTCGTGGTGCAAAACATATTCGTCCCAATTTTGAAGAATTATTCGAAAGTTGGAAGCAGATAGGTGCATCATTTGATGATCTATATGAAAACTATTTACCAAAAGCAATTAAAGCACATTGCCCACCCTCTTCAACGGCAAGAGGATTTTATAAGAATCTAAAGAAAACTATAGCGCAATTTGATAAGACCGAAAAAGAGTTTATCGATGAATGGAATGCTTCTATAGAAGCAAAAGGCACAGAAATATTCTTTGAATTCTTCCCTGCTAAGCCATTAGATCAAGACGATGAGCCAAAAGTTTTTGGCAATATGTCTGCTCAAGAGTATAGAGCTCAACGCAGATATGCAGACCAATTCCCTACATTAGATACGACGGAACTCGTGAAACAGTGGCGGCAACAACAGTATAATATCGATATTGATAATATGCTAGAAAACGTTTTAGGTGATGAAGATGAAACTAACTCCTGATCAAATTAAAGAGCAACTTAAATTAGCTGGCAAATCTCCCAACACTTCTTCAAAAGAAGTCGAAGTATCTTTAGATGACATTGAATCTTTTGGCAACAAAGAATCAATGACGACAATGCTCACTGATATCTCTAAATATAAAAAGATGTTAGCAGAGAGAATCACTCTCATCAATGACGCTTTGAGTGCAACTGTTCCATTCACTAGAGAAAATTTTTATCTATTTTGTGCATACACTGGTTCTGGTAAATCAACCGTTGCTGCAAACATAACATACCCATTATGGAAACAAGGTAAGAAAACATTAGTTATAACAAACGAAGAGTCGCAGCACGACGTGCTGTTTCGTATCTCTTGCTTAGAGCTTGGATTAAATTTTAATGATTTTAAAAAGGGCTTAATGCAGAATGAAGATATCATGCGAGTGATAAGCTTATTTCCAGAGATTTCAAAATACGTAAAAGTTTTAGATGTTAATTATCAAGATGGTCTAACAACAAAAGTTGAGGGTATTAAAAAAGCTTTAGAGGCGGTTAAAAAAGAAGACAGCTATTCATGCGTCATGATTGACTACTTTCAATTAATCAAGTATTCAATTAAAGATTCTAAGAAAACTGCATATGAAAATCTTAATGATCTTCGAGTGTGGATCGGTCAATATATCAAAGGGTCTACGATGCCTGTTGTTATGTTTGCTCAGCTATATTCTATATCAAAAAAGGGTGGAGCTAAAGATATCGATACTAGAATTAAAGACTGTTCTGCGATTGTAGAACCCGCTACAGTAATCATCGAAGTTATCCCTAACTTTGATTCTCAAACTTCAGACTTCATTATCCATAAAGATCGCTTTGGGCGGGCAGGGTCTAAAATCACTTGTGGCTTTGAGAAGGGCCGCTATGTAATGGTTTCACCAGACGAAATTGCTGAGCGTGAAAAGAGAGCTAAGCTAAAGATTCAAGAAGAAAAGCTTGATAAACTAGAAGCAATGGTGGTAGTGCATGGCAAAACGTGATAACCGTTGGTGCTTAATATGTAAGCGTGGTATAGTAATGCTTCTTATAAGAGAAGACTTCATCATTAAGAATAAAAGACGCCATTTTTGGACTAAATGTGATATTCGTGGTTCCGATAGAGGATATAAGACACCGAATCATTCTAATCAGCCGTGCCAATCTTGTTCTAATAAGAAGGCAAATTTAACATCTCAAATAACTAGACGATTAAGGCAAAAATCAAAATGCACTTTAATTGAATGTAAAGAAGTACGTCATGTTAAAGGTTTATGTGAAAAACATTATAATCTTTATGTTAGGAAAACTCAGGGCAATAGAGGGATTAAAGGATGTATTGTTTGTCGAAAAGATTTTGAGTGTAAGAGTTTAAAAGCTAGTTATTGCATACCAAAGTGTAAAGTTTCAGTCTATAATTCTAAACATAGAGAAAAAGCTTTAAGAAGGATGAGTGATTGGATATATCATAAAGAGCCTCTTTCTAAGTTTGACCTAACAATCTCTGAACAATTTAAAAAGCATGCAGTTATACTAACTTACAACCTTTATGGGCTAAATGTAATTTAAGTAAAGGGCAAATATGAAGAATGATAAAAGATATTGTCTCCTATGCTCTCCCAGGAACCCCACTATATACTTTCATCTTGATGAAAAATCTGGACTTCCTTGGGTCTGGTGCTGTAAATGTAATAGAGGCTACTCACTCACTCAATATTGTGAGATGGCCGGTGTTGAGGTTGAAGATCTTATTAAAGACGGGATTGATATAGTTAAGGATCAAGATAATGAAGTTTCTGCTATGGCATGGCCACATAATTTTATACCTCTATCAGATCCTAGGGCAAAAAAGGGCGTAGAATATATTAAGAGTCGCGGTCTTACGACAGATGGTGATATGTACTATGATTTAGAAGATGAAGGTATCGTCTTCCCATATTACGTTCAGAATCACTTCTGCGGAGCTCAAGTAAGATTCTTAAAAGAGAGAATTAACGAAGATGGTGATAAATGGAAAATCACTACTCTTCCTGGAACTCGCTTGGGGTTATTGTTTTATGGATGGAACCAAGGGAAATTATTGGCGCAAGTTAAAGGAATCATCCTTACTGAAGGAGCTTTCAACGCGCTATCAATCCAACAAGCACTTAATAAAGCTTACGGCGGTGTGTCTCGTAGTCCCTGGAGGGTCTTTGCTTGCTCTGGGTCTGGCTTATCGACATTTCAAGCAGAAGCTCTCAAAGAACTCAGAGACCAAGGATATAAAGTAATTGCTGCACCAGATACAGATGAAGCTGGCTTTAAGATGTTGAAGAAGATGGTTGAGGCAGATTGCATTAGCCATTATGTAATGTCTGATGACCCTTCAAAAGATTGGAATGACTTATTAAAAGATGGTGGTCACGATAATCTAGCTAAATATGTTATCAAAAGTATAAGACCTAAAGATGAAATCAGTTAAAAAAGACCTTCTTGCAGAGATAGAAAAGAAAGCTCAAAAGATACGCGATAAGCGTATTGAAGCTGCTTCAAATAAAACATTAGAGGCTGCAGTTTTCGCTTTCTTTAAGAATATCGAAGACTCAAGAAATCTTCATGGTGGTCAGCGGTATGACCATGTCTTATTTACAGAAGCTAGACGCTCTCTACAGGAACGTATTCAATCTTTTGATAGAAAAGCTAAGATCTCTATAGAGTTTCATAAAAATGAAGATGAAAGATCTTGGGAAGAAACTCAAGTTAGAGGTGTTACGATTTGGTGGGGAGATGCTTATAAAGTGAAGAATAACTGTGATCCTTTGCTCTATATTGATGTTACTCAAATGTTATTTTTATAACTGCTCTGCGTTCACAGTCATTGTAACTTCACTTAACCATCTAGCATTACTAGAAACTACATTTATACTGAAGCTTTCTTCAGTGACTGAATTAGTTGTGCCACCACCATCATTTAATCCAGTTAAAAAACCGACAGTAGTTGTACTAAAGGAAAAAGTCTCTGGTATGTTAGAGATATGACTATGAAAGCCTTATATCTTGCTATAAGATTATTAAATTATCTAAGTGTTCTTTGAGTAACTCTACCTAATAAAATTTCATTAAGATTTATAATTTAAATCTTCTTTTTGATCAGGATTGCAGGTGCAATCGACTGTCTCTGAGGTACAGCTTTTGAAGCACTGTTCTTGAACAGGTCTCGGACTAATAAGATTATATCCTTCAGCATCCTCAGCATAACCACATCCTGGACAACGTTTCCAGCCCTTTAAGTTCTGATGATCCAATAAATATGCTATACATAAAGGACACGTCTTTCTATTTGCCATGAAGATTACACCCTATCTATTTTGTTTTTAAATGCGGCAAGGAATTCATAATAATCTCTCCATCCACACCAATATACTTTTAATCTTTCGTTAAATTGTCCTTGATAATTCAAGTCCTGCAAATGCATCATATATCTTTAAATACCTTCTGCTGAATATAAAGTATTAACAAGTGACACATCTTCTGGAAGATCTCTTAAAATTTATTTAAAAATGGAGATAACATTATTTCTTTTGGAAATTGGAAGTCGTTTATATTTTTAATAAAATTCCCGGCCAAGATTCTAGCTGATGTGGAGTTACCAGGCACACAAAAACCCCTACCATCAGATAGAAGTACTCCTCCAAAAAATGATCCGCTACCAGGATAGGTCCCTAAAGGAGTAGTTACGGTATCAGTTACAGGGTCGTAAATCCTAGCTGTTGTGGAATTATATGGGACACAAAACACCCTTCCATCAGGAAGAAGGACTCCTCCAACAAATGCAGTACTACCAGGGTAAGTACCAGAAGGAGTAGTTACTGTATTGGTTATTGGATTGTAGATTCTAGCTGTTGTAGAGTTATGCGGTACACAGAAAACCCTACCATCAGGAAGAAGCACTCCTCCAACAAATGCAGTACTACCAGGAAACCCTGAAACAGTAGTTACTGTATTGGTTACTGGATCATAGATGCTAGCCGTTGTGGAGTTACTAGGCACACAAAACACCTTACCATCAGGAAGAAGCACTCCGCCATAAAATGCAGCGCTACCAGGATAAGTACCTGAAGGAGTGGTTAGAGTATCAGTTACTGGATCATAGATGCTAGCCGTTGTGGAGTTACCAGGCACACAGAATACTCTACCATCATGTAATAATATTCCACCTTGAAATGCTCCACCACCAGGGAAAGTTGCAGAGGGGGTAGTTAAAGTATCAGTTACTGGGTTATAAATCCTAGCTGTTGTAGAGCTATTCGGTACACAGAAAACCCTACCATCAGGAAGAAGCACTCCTCCAACAAATGCAGTACTACCAGGGTAAGTACCAGAAGGAGTGGTTACTGTATTGGTTACCGGATCATAGATTCTAGCTGTTGTAGAGCTATTCGGTACACAGAAAACCCTACCATCAGATAGAAGGACTCCCCCAAAAAATGCACTACTACCAGGATAACTCCCTGAAGGAGTAGTCGTAACATCTACGTTACCAGCACTCTCAAACCTTTTTGTATTTTGTTCACTAACGTGAGTCAAAATATCAGTAATAACCGGAGATAACATATCTGATACTTTAGAAGGTACAGTTGCGACTCCGTACTTAGCGTTGTTAAGAATACTCAAGGGATTACTTAACTCTTCCTGTAAATTTTTTACATCGATGTTGTTTGGTAATACCAACTTAATTACGAAAATCTCACCCGGCTCAGTGGTGATATTTATAAGTTGAATTTTTTCGTTATTAACAACTCTATAATCCGAGTAATCTTGTAGTTTACCCTTATAAGAACTTTCTACCGAGATGTTTTGTCTATATAACCTTAAATAAGGAAAAACACTGGCACCAGGATTAGAAAATCCTTCCGAGGCGGCGTCTGTGGGAATTGTTAGACTATTTAAGTCTATAAAACTGACAAAACCAGAAGCTTGGTGCATAAAAGTTATAGTACGAGATACTACGTTAGGCAACCTTTCTTCTGCTAATGTTTTCCTGATTATAGATTTATTTTTTGCAAATGTACTCATAAGTGTTTGCCTCTTAATTAAAACTTATTCAAAAAACCAGATAAGGCTAATTGAGTTGGTATTTGATACGGATTAGCGTAGCTAGAAAAAGCACCGCTTACAATCCTAGTTGTTGTGGAACTATGCGGCACACAGAATATCCTTCCATCAGGAAGAAGTACTCCTCCAATGAATGCGGCACCACCAGGAAACCCTGAAATAGTGGTTAGAGTATCAGTTACTGGATCATAGACTTTAGTTGTAGTGGTGGTGTGAGGCACACATAACACCCTGCCATCAGGCAAAAGTACTCCTCCAGCTAATGCTCCAGCACCAGGATAAGTACCTGAAGGAGTGGTTACTGTATCAGTTACTGGATCATAGATTCTAGCTGTTGTGGAGTTAACAGGTACACAAAAAACCCTACCATCAGCTAAAAGAACTCCTCCAATGAATGCTCCACCACCAGGATAAGTACCAGAAGGAGTGGTTACTGTATTGGTTACTGGGTTATAAATCCTAGCTGTTGTAGAATTATACGGGACACAGAAAACCCTACCATCAGGAAGAAGCACTCCACCTTGAAATGCTCCACTACCAGGGAATCCTGAAACAGTGGTTGTGGTATCATTTACTGCGTTATAAATGATGGCTGAAGTTTGGTTGGTAGGTACACAGAAAACTCTACCGTCAGGTAGGAGTACGCCTCCATTGAATGCTCCACCACCAGGGAAAACAGGTGAAGGACTGGCTAGAGAATCATTTGCTGGATTGTAGATTCTAGTTGATCCGTAGTTATTCGGCACACAGAAAACTCTACCATCAGATAGAAGTACCCCTCCACTGAATGCTCCACCACCAGGATAAGTTCCTATAGGAGTAGTTACTGTATTGGTTACTGGATCATATATCCTAGCTGTAGTGCTGTTGTAAGGCACACAGAAAACTCTACCATCAGGTAGAAGTACTCCTCCAACAAATGCATTACTACCAGGGAAAGTTGCAGAGGGGGTAGTTACAGTTGCAGCTTGTGAATTAAAATATTGTCCAGTACTATTTCTATTTCTTGTAGTAATAGTTCGCAATATGTTTACAACATCAGATTTTAAACTTCCAGTATTGCTACTTAAATTTTCAAATAAATTACCATTTAGTTTAAACATAATGCCTCTTTCATAAAATTTATTAAATCAAGCTGTTTTGCCAATCGCCGTCAACCGGCTGTTCTGGCATAATAACTTCTATATTAAAGTTAGTAACTTGATATTCGCTTGAAGCCAATAGAGAGTCAACCAACTCCTGATTCTCTTCTGTTTTTAACATTCTAGAAATTACCTTATTATTTTCATCTAGAATCTCTAACATATTATTTGCGTTTTTAATAATTTTCATACGTTACCTCTTTTTAGTAGTTATTAAAATTTATTTAGGAACGTTGATAGTAATAGCTGTTTAGTAAGTTGGTATGGATTATTGTTTTGACTAAAATTACCAGCTAAAATCCTAGTTGTAGTGGAGCTATAAGGTACACAGAATACCCTACCGTCAGGAAGAAGTACTCCTCCAGCGAATGCTCCACTACCACTGAGGGCTGCAGAGAGGGTAGTTAAAGTATCAGTTACTGGGTTGTAGATTCTAACTGTGGTGGAGTTGAGGGGCACACAGAAAACCCTACCATCAGGTAGAAGTACTCCTCCAATAAATGCGAAGCTACCAGGATAAGTCCCAGAGGGGGTAGTTAGAGTATCAGTTACTGGATTGTAGATTCTAGCTGTTGTAGAGTTATGCGGTACACAGAAAACTCTACCGTCAGGTAGGAGTACCCCGCCATAGAATGCTCCAGTACCACCAGGATAAGTACCAGAAGGAGTAGTTACTGTATTGGTTACCGGATCATAGATTCTAGCTGTTGTAGAGCTATTCGGTACGCAGAAAACTCTGCCGTCAGGCAAGAGTATTCCTCCAGCGAATGCTCCAGTACCAGGATAGGTTCCTGAAGGGGTAGTTACTGTATCAGTTACAGGGTCGTAAATCCTAGCTGTGGTGGAGTTATACGGGACACAGAATACCCTACCATCAGCGAGAAGAACTCCCCCAATGAATGCAGTGCCACCAGGATAAGTCCCAGAGGGAGTAGTTAGAGTATCGGTTACTGGATTGTAAATCCTAGCTGTTGTAGAATTATATGGGACACAGAAAACTCTACCGTCAGGTAGGAGTACCCCTCCAATAAATGAGATTACACCAGGGAATCCTGAAATAGTGGCTGTTGTATCAGTTACTGGGTTATAAATGGTGGCTGAAGTTTGGTTATACGGCACACAGAAAACTCTACCGTCAGGTAGGAGTACCCCTCCATTGAATGCACTACTACCAGGGAAGCTAGCTGAAGGAGTAGTTGCCTGGTCATTGAAGTTTCCGTTTTGATAAGTATAATTTTTCTTAGTCACAAAACTAATCGCTCTAGGAAAATCCTCTAAATCGCTACTATAACTAGAGCCTTCTTGTAATATATTATTCTCTATTCTAAATTTCATAACTAATCATCCAATATTACGCTAAAATTGTTTAAAGTCCCACTATCTGTAATTGTTCCGCCAATCCAACAATCCCTAATTGAATTGTAGTTTCCACTAACAGTTAAGTTACCAGTAATCTTTACGTTATACAACAAATTATTACTACCACTGATTGTTAAATTTCCATCTATAATAGTAGGTCGGCCTTCACCTTTCACTAAAACTTCGCTCTGATTCCAGGTAACAGAACCGGTAAGAGTTGAACGAAGAACTACTACACTAGAACCAGCTCCTGCATCATTTAAAGCATTCTGTAACGAACTATGAGTGGCAAGGCCTGCGTCTACTTGAGCTGAAGTTCCTACGATAATATTTTCGTAAGAAACTGGAGAAACCAACCTATCATCAGTTTGATATAGGACTCCAAAACCTTCTAATTTAGCAGTTGTTGAGCTAGTTATTCTGGCTAATAGTTTTAAAACTTTATATTTGTAAGTAAACTTTATACTTTGACCAACGACATCAGACCATGCGCTACCGTTGTAATTTTTTGCTACGGGGTCTGAACCTGCTGAATTAGACCTGACGGCTAACTCAGTTACTCCAGAAGAAAAAGAGTTCTTATACGACTGGTCTGTTTTAAATACGATGTGGTAAGTCCCTGCCTTAAGCATTTGTTTACCAAAATCGACAACAAGGTTATTTATGCCTGAAGATATGTCAGTAATCTTCTTCTCTACAAAGCTAATTAAATCCGCACTGGAACTAGAAGGATTTCCGCCGCTATCTTTTACTAACTCAATAGTTAAATTTCCGGCAGGAGAACCGATCTTATTTAATTTAAAGGTAAATTCATTTACTACTCTATTATCGGTAAGAACCAGTCTTTGAGATGTTTGCTGTACTGTGGTAGTATTAAGAGTTATATTTGCAGAATCTGTGAGTGTCCCAGCAGTGCTAAAGGTTTCATTTGAAAACTGTTTAACTCCAGCGTATTGACCAGTTAAACCGTTACGCCCCATCGTAACTGTTTGCCAAGTAACTCCGTTATCTCTGCTTAATTCGTAGGTTGCAGCAGTGTCTACAAAAGAATTATTCCAAAATACGACAAACATTGCAGCATCTACATCTGACGATTCTTCATAAAAACTACTGTCAAGAAGATCGACAGAATACACTGCTTGTGCGGCTGCAAACTCATACAAATTGCTAACCAAGTTATAGGTAGCCGTAGTAGAGCCAGTATCAATAAGGGTTAATTTTTCAGTTTTAAATATTGAGGGAGATAAGTATTTAAGATAGCTGCTATCTAAAGTATTTCTTAAACTAATACTATTCTCAGATAATCCTCCAGAACTACCGCCAGTACCACTACCAGTACCGAACTGTCTAATACTGGCTTGAGTAATGTTCTGAATAACTCCGCCGACGTTATGAACGACGACGAATCCAATCGCTAAGGTCTCCTCTGAAGCTGGAGGGAGGTTAGTAACGGCAGTAGCTTCAGTTGCGGCATCTGTGCCAACGATAGTGTTCAAGTTACCTGCGCCGTCAAGATATACTAGGACAGCGGCGTAGTTACCAGAAGCAATAGTAAGAAGACTAGAGCCACCAGTAGATGTAGTGATATTACCACCTGAAACAGCAGGAAAGGTTATAGTACCAGAAGAGAATTGAACGTAAGCTGCTCCAATATGAGGAATTGCTCTTCGTCTATTTGATTCAGAATCTGTTAAATCACTACCACCAACACTTACAACTAAAGAAGGAGTAGTTTGAGCACTCATTCTCAATAGAGGTACAATCTGATTTCCTAGTGCTCTTAGTAAATTATCTAATTCAGAAGGATTACTATTAGAGAGTTGATCAATAACACCTCTATATGTAATTTGTCTTGAATCTATTTTATTACTAGCCATTAAATACCTCTATCGATCCTAAATCGGACAACTTCATTAGCCAATAGATCAAAAGTGAAATTCACTTGAGTTCTAGGTGCTGAAGCACCAACGTAGTTATAATCTAAAACCGGAGTTAATCGAACGTTGTTTAAGTAAACCTCAAGCTCATTTGAATCGTAAGTTTGAGATAAAGGCAAAGTTATTGGAGATCCAGTTGTTAGACCTCCACCACCAATTACACTATTTTGATCGTAAATAGTAGGGGTTCCACTCTCATCAAACTGGCGTAAAACTCCATTAACTATACGTGTAAACTTTGCCATACATATATCTTATACTAAGTTTAATTAACACCTATAACTTGTATTTGTACGTCAATAGTATTAACATCTTTTACTAAGCCAACTCTTACTACCGCTTCAGTAGCCGTAGAAGGAGGTGTTGAAGTTAATGCTCCAGAAGCACCTAAAAATACTGGTTTACCAACTGTAAAACCGTGAGATGGAGCGCTCATTAATCCGCTTTTAACTATTATAGGTAATGTTGAACCAGCACTTACAGAAGAACTAGTTAAAACTAATCCAAAAACATAGAAATTGTCAGTAGAAGAAGCATCTTTGTCTGCTTTGTAGATTCGACCTAAAGTCTCAGCATTTTGAGCATATCTCACTGCAAAAAGACTAGATGCACCGAAAGTTTCGCCAGCTGTTTCTGATACAGAAGCAACTGAAGGAGAATAACCTACTGATAAAGCAGAACCGTTGCCGCCAGCAAGACCTGCACCAGCAACATCATTACCTAATTTAGCAGCTGTTACTGAAGTTGCAGCTAATTTAGCTGTAGTGATACCTAAATCTTTAACTCTTAGAGAGTCAGTATTAATTTCGATTGTAGATCCATCAACATTAACTTCTAAAGATCCATCAACGTTTTGACCTAAACCAGATCCTGCAACGTCAGCTGCGATCTTAGTTTTATCAACCGCATCATCAGCGATCTTAGTAGTTGTTACTGCAGAAGTCTTAATGTGATTAGAACCAACAGCTCTATTTGCATCATTTGACACATCTGAAGCTAATTTAGTATCTGTTACTGCATTAGCTGCAATCGTAGCAACTTTAGATTGAGATCCTGTAGCAGGACCAGCAATAACATCACCAGTTAATTGATTAATTGCATTTACAGTTACAGTACCTGTTTGACCATTTACACTTGCAACTTCATTTGAATTTATAGATTTATGCCATTTACCGTCAGCTGCATAAACTGCCCAGTCACCAACAGCAAAAGTAATAGAACCACTCCCTAAATTTACAGAACCAGCAATGCTAACTTCATAAATATCACCTGGATTACCAGAACCATCAGCTAATGTTGGTGTGTTAGTAGAGGCATCCCAGAAACCTTGTAATTCCATTACAGAATTAGGTAATTGAGAAGCAGAGATTTTACCAGAGCCATCCAATTTAATTGGAGCACCAGGAGTAGATGTTGTTACAAATTCAGTCTTTTGATAGTATCTAGCATCACCGCGAGCATCAGTATGGTATTGAGTGTGGTCATCATCTGCAAGACCAGCAATACTTCCGTGATCGATTTTTGATTGATCTAATTGAATCTTAAAATTTTCGTTTCCGCTAGGATTTACTATGCTAGATTCTAAGATGGTGCTAGTATTAGTGCCGGTAGAAACTATAATCTTATTTTGTAGATAACTGGGAGTTGTATCTGTTGCACTAATTTTAACTTTTTCATCAGCACCTGCAGTAGCTAAAGCAACGTCAATACCAGCTAAAGCTCCTTTTACAGTTGCTGCAGAAGGTGTAAAGTTACTATAAGTATTGTCGTCACCGATCAAATCAGAACCAGATGAAGCACTAGATGAACCTAACTCTGTCTCCGTAAAATATCTTCCATCATGATGGTGAAGTGCACCAGCATCGACACCGCTAGACAATGTAACTAAATTATCTACTAATGTTTTAGTAAGCTCAGTATTACTTACACCACCGCCTACTTTAATAGATAGGACAACAGGTGTATTATTGGTTAAATCTACGTTTCGCGTAGCACCATTAAGCAACCTTGCTAAAACTGAAATATCTGCCATAAAAACCCCTTAATTAATCTTTTAACTCATGAAAATTTAAAGTAACGGAAACAGAGTATCCATACTTTTTTAACATTTTATTGCACTTGGTGAGTGCTTTATTTATAATTTTTCCAACTTCTTCACCTAATAAGTTAGCAATCTTAGCTTTCTCAGACATAGGTAATTGCTTCATGTCTACTTTTTCAACTTTTTGTTCCATTAAAGCTCTCCTACTATTTGTATATTTACTAATAAATCTTTTAGTAAAGGGTTGTCGTTATTTTTTGTAACCACACCAACTCTAATGACCCAGTCTCCAAAAGTAAAACCATTAACGCCTTCAGATGGCTTAATATTAGTTAAGCCGCCTGACTTAGATATATACATTATATCACCAATGGAAGCTAATGTAGTTATATCCTCTATGATACCTGTATTAATAATGTCACCAGCTTGAGCATTCGCTATATCTGCCTTTACAATACCTGCAACAGCATTAGCACTACTTTCATTAGATAGGTCAATAGTAGCTACTCCAGTAGGAGTTATTCTCACCGGAGTTCCCTTAAGAATAGTAGAGCCAGTGTTATTATTAGCTGCTCTAACTATTGATCTTGATGTACCAGAAGGTACGCCGCCTTTAGCATACATTAGAACAACCACCAGTTTCCAAGTCCATCTGTGATAATAGTTAATGAACCGTAATTTGTTAAACCGTTTGCGTTAAAGCTAAAAGATGCAGAACCGTCAATTAAGTCGCCACCTGTAGTGTTCAGTATTAAATCATTTGGAGCATTATTTGCTTTTTTAATTAAAAATTTCTTACCAGTGTTGCCAGAAGATGTAGGTAAAGTTAACGTAATTAAAGATGTTGTTGTGTCTGCAATGATTAAATCATCACTAGTGATGATAGACCAGTTAGCTGTAACAGTTCTGACATTCACTAAATTATTTAATCCTGCCAAGAAAACAGCTCTAGTTTGCTTTTTATAAGCATTATCAGCTACGTCATATACGGGAATATAATCTAAATTAGAAGCTGTATTCTTAGTTGGTAACGTGTAAAAGTTATCATCCACAGCTCCAGCTCCACCAGAACCAGGTCCGCCAGTAGCATCAATTCTAAACGTTAAGAAATCACCGGTCTCTAATTGTTGCCCAATTTGGATCTGATTGCTAGGGTTACCAGATATTCCAACTTCTGACCATCCACCAGCTTCACCTAATTGAAGCATTTGACCGTTAAGATAAATCTCTAAAGTTCCTTTACCTACAGTGTAGTACTGAGGAGGTGATCCAGTTAATCTAGAGTTGTTTGGTAGAGTTATTATTGTTCCATTAGTGACAGGAGCCAATAATTGATTACCTGTAGGTGATGCAGCAACTACTTCAATGAATTCATCGAAAGATGGATTATCTAAAGCTAACAAGATGCTGTTAACATTTCCAGCAGTCTGACCTATCGCTAGAGTTAAATTATCACCTTGATTAAAAGTATAAGTAGCTAATCCATTAGGGATATTGCTATACGTAGGAGTAGAGTCTGCGCTATTTGGTTGACCAATATAAGTCAATGATTGGTCACTAATTCCAGCATAAAGCTTCTTACTCTCTTGATCTATAAGTCGCATAGAGTGTAATCCAACGACAACATCATTGTTTTCTCTTCTAGCGATAATAAATCTATCTGTTGTCATCGACAAACTAGAGTTGGTAGCAACTTGAACAGTTAAGTTTCCACCTGGAGATTGTCTGTTAATGTCTACATATGCAACTTCACCAGAAGCAAGCACTATAGATCCAGCTAAAATAGTATTAGCAGAGTTGTTTAATCCAGGAATTTGAACGTAGGCTGCAGAAGACCAAGTAAGTGTTTCTGTACCTAAATTCCAAGACCAAGTTCCGCCATCTACTAATTTAAGAGCTTGGTTTTGTCGCATTACATTATAAATGTTTCCAGGTCCAGGTATAGAACCAACAGTTACAATAGAGCTGTCCCAAAGATAAACATCTGTAGCGCTCATTCTCATAGCAATGACAAATATGTTTTCATCTACAGGTAGAGAAGTAATGTTAGATACTTGTATTGATGGTGTTGTCAAGTTATTTCTATCAATAGATACATAAGCAACTTGATTAACTAATAAAGATATTCCTGGAGACGTAGAAGGTAACATTACAGTTGCCGTACCAATAGATCCAGGTGTAACTAAAGATAGCCAAGATCCAGATGGATTAAAAGTTACCTCTTGAGATATGCCGTTAGTTGTATTTGAAATAGTAGTTATATTGTTCGGTATGTATTTAACAGTCTTATCTTGAGCCTTATTGGCCATCATAGCTGTTAATTTAGAAACTCTAGCAGTTAAGTTATCACTAACCCCACTGTTATAGTTTTGCATACCGTTAATTGTATTGTATCCAGATGGTACTGAATATGTTGGAGATATCTCAGATAAACTTGCCATACCAACATATTGTCTAATGTTGTCAGCAGTTCCACTACCAACGTCAGCAGATTCGCCTTGAATGATTTGTGCTGAAGATCCTTCAGTTCTAACCATAACTTTAGCTAAAGTAGCTAAACCAGTAGATTCTGAAGCTATAGCTGAAGGAACTGGAATACTGAATTCTGTAGCAGTTCTTACTTTTATAGTGTACTTATTATTATAATTAGAAGTACCAGATATATCGATAGTGTCGTTAGTCTTAAAACCATGATTTGCGGATTCTTCTTGCAATCCGTAAGCAGTCGATCTTGCAACAGTTGTAATAACAGCATAAAAAGCATTACCAGAATCATCTGGTAACAATGGTCCAGATTTTGTTATGTAAAAAATAGTATTAGATTCAACTTCTACAACATACGTGCCGTTAAAGTTTGTAGTACTTGTGATAGTGACTCTCTCACCATCCGATAAACCGTGAGCTGAAGCACTAGTACACTTTGCAGTATATCCATCGTGTTCAGAGATTGTAATATTTAATTGAGTTGTAGTGATATTACCGATTTTTTGAATAATGTCGCTTCTTAATGATAACCAGTGGAAATTACCACCAATATTATTAATAGCAGCACTATCTCTATCAGAGACGACTACATCAGAGACATCGTAAACACCTCTGTCATATCTTGCTTTTTGTTGCCCAGTAGTTCCTAAGTATGTAGAGCTTAATCTAACAGATTTAGCATTAGATGCAGTAGTTGTAGATCCACCTAAATTAACCGCATCATAGAATTCTTCAACTCTAAGCCATTTATCAAATGTATCGTTTGTCTTCTTGATCCAGTCGCCTTTTGCTAAGTTAGCAAAAATACCAACTGCTCCACCGACTGTATTTACGTACGGTTGACCATTAATCCAACTCACTTCCTCATCAGTAGAATTAACCAACTTATTTCTCTGCAAAGGGAGATACATTACTTGTTCATCTTGTAGAGTCTTAGAACCTTGTCTAACGATATATGTTCTAGGATCTCCAGTCATCTTAATTTGGAAATCTTCTGTCCAGGTAATTAACCCAGCAACCGTTTGGCTATGTATCCATTGACCTTTAGATTTAAAAGTGATACCTACAGCATCAAAGAAGTTATTTACAATACCGAATGTAGACGTATCATCATACCAATAAGTAGTACCTCCAAGCTCTCTAAGCTTAGACATGATAGCGTCCATCCACTCTTTCATAGATGTGATATTCTTATCAGCACCTTGATATGGATTAACTCCACCAGCTAACATTTTAGTAGGTGGTTCACTTCTTTGGTATGAAGAACTTGGAAAAGACTTCCATTGATATGTGTTGAAAGGATTAGGGTTAATACCGCCAGAACCTAATCTATATAAAAGATCTCTTGTATCTTCAATAGCTGTAATAACAACAGGGCCTACTGTAATCTTTGCAATAGGTATTGTGTTAGCAGGAAAAGAACCAGTAGAAACATTAATCTCTACTTTCAAAACAGATTGTGTATTAATGTCTTGTGTAAATTCTCCACCAGCACCACCATCTTTGTCTGGATCCCAGAAAGCTCTAGTATCTACAGAAGTGTTGAAAGTAGAAAAAGTTAAATATACATAGTTTACTGTATTTTTTCTAAGTTCTGGAACTAGTGGAGTAGCTTGAGCATGACCTTCTTGAAGACCATGAAAGAAAGAACCAGAACTAGATCCTGGATAAAATACAACTGAATCAGCAACTCTAATAGAACAACTTTGTGTACCAATAGCGTTTTGAGGATCAATTACATCAAATCCTTTAAGGATATAAGGTTTAGAATCGCCAACTAACCCTTTAAGAAAAAACTTCCAATCGCCTGCGGCGTAAGAATCTATAGAAAGTAAATCTGGTAGATCAAGACGCTCTGCGCTTGAAACTAATACTCGTCCTAAAACTGCCATGAAGATCTCCTCGACTAAATTATACTATGAAATGTCTTAGCCAGGATCATTACCTGAGTTATAAACATCCAATGTAGCGTATAGTTGCTCTGGGAATCGAATTAAGAAATTGACAAAAATACCAGCACTCTTAACTGATCTAATTAATTCTTGTAATATAGTTCTAGCCTCAGATGGGTCAGTAATATAAGCTGGATACTCTAGGGCTTTACCACTCATTTGATGAGGTCCCCTTTTACTGATTGCAACAATAGGTGACCCAATAGCGTGACTATTTTTAAAAGTATAGCTAGGATCAATTGCTAGTGTGTTTGGTGTTGGCTTATATAAATATCTAATAGGGCCTTCTTGATTACTTCTGCCATAATTAAAAATTACGAAGCCACCTGAGTCAGATAACGTATTAGCCCCTATATTAAGCAATCTAACTATTTTTCCAGCTTGAACTGCCTCTAATGAGTTACCTTTATTAGATGAAAGCACAAAAGTTGCGGCTTTATCCCACATATATGAACCAGTAATTCTACTTACTTCATTACTTATTGCATCTGTTAATATAACTTTAGAACCACTATTAGACATAGCTATTCTTTCAACCCTAGCTTTACCTAAAGTTGAAGCACTTCCAGATGCATCTATTTGATTGTAGGTGAAAGTGTTACCAGATGCCGATGTTATTACAAAAGAACCGTCCCAGTTACCTGGGCCACCTGATGTATTAGATATAATTACAGATTCTCCAACTTTATATCCATGGTTAGAAGAGGTTATGCCGGTTACAATATTAGAGGACCTAGTTAATGAATTCAACGTGAATTCATTAAGACTTGCACCTTCTGGTAAATTAGGAGTAATACCAACTAACTGGTTTCCTAAAAACTTAACTGTTTGAGCTGTAGCTGTAGAAGTAGCTTCTACCGATAAGTTAGCAATATTACCAGATATAGAAGTAACTCTAGCATAGGCTGGAACACCATCCATCTTAACCTGTTGTCCAACTGCTAAACCAGACGTAGATGCTAAATTAGTTATTTGAGCAACTCCAGTAACAATATCACCAGTAGTATTTAAAGCGACTCTAGAAGTGTATTCATATTTTTGTAAACTTGACTGTAATCTAGTGTTTTGTCTCTTAGAGATAACTTGATTCTCTGAAGACGTTAAAATTCTTGTAACTATCTCATTTACTTGCTCTAAGTAAAAAGAGCCAGATTCTGGGAATGCAAAAGCATCAGATACAGTTAAAGATGTGTCTGAATCTCTATTAGTCATCTGTGAGAACGTTCCATTAACGTGAATAGATCCTTGTAAAGATCTTTTAACCACCGGCGGTGATGTTGGCATCTCTACAGTGATTTCGCCAGGAGACGTTTCCCAAGTCATAGCTCTTCTAGGGTTTAGGTATGCTACGAATTTCTTATTCTCTATGAATTTAGTCTCATCTGACGAAGTTTGAGTAAATACACCAGGTGTACCAAATAAGTTCTTAAATTTAATACTACTATTAACTAAATCTACATCAATAATCTCAAAAGAACCTTGGTTTCCAGGAATATCAATAATTACTATGTTGCCTGTCTCTAACTGATCTATACCTGCGTTAGCTCCACCAGTATTTTGAAATGTAACTTCATCTCCGACTTTAGTTACCGTCCACTCAGTGCTAGATCCATTACCGGCAGTAAAAATAAAACCATCGAAACGTAACGCTACGTTTGCTCGACCACCTAATACTCTCAGTGAACCTTTAGAACCAACTGTATTAGTAAAAATTCTAATAAAAGTGTTCTGAGTAATACTATCATAATAAGATGTAGCATAGCAGTACTTTGCTTGCCTGTTGATCGCAGAAACTATCTCCTCTGCATTCGCAGAAGCAATATTAGTAAAATCAGACGGTTTAAAGTTGATTCTTTCTCTATATTGTTCATCCACTAAAAAATCTAATTCCCAGCCATTCTTCAAAGAGAAAGGTGAAAAACTATCAGAAGTGATAAAAGCAGTAGTTGATTCTTTAAAAAAGAAAATATCCAATAATTGGTCAATAATTAACTTAACTTGCTTAGGTTGATAAGAAAGAACCGGTATGTACTGTCTAAAAGATTGATCATCCATACCTACTAATCTAGGTCTAGCAATCTTACTATTTGCAGCCAATCTGTCAAGATATGGTCTAGATGCAGTCTTAATGAAGAACTGCTTTCTAACTTCTGCAACTAAGTCTGCTGTTTGTTGATCTGACTGACCTAGAGCTTCTACCAAAGCTTTCCAATTAGTGTTTTGCCGAGAGCCAAGATGCTTCGGCAAAAGTTCATGTATTTGGTCAGTCTTACCTTTATTTTGCATTTACAACCTCAAATTTAAACCTATATAAACCTTATCATTCATGAAATTAGTTATTTTATAAATCCACATTATGCGATACCTATATCTTCTGGAGTGATTACAGCTTTTTCGTTATTAGCTATAGTTATACGTTCAGTACTAGGTACTGGATTAGTAAATGTTACAGCTGCAACACCTTTAATTTGCATAATTGAAGCAATGATCTCAGATAAGATCACATCTTCGCCAACACCTAAAGTCTGAATATAGTTAATAACTACAGATTTAATGTTGTTAGAGATGTCCCCTAAGTTAACACCTTCATCAGTAGTGACATCGATAGTGATTGAAATTTTTCTAATTAGAGGTGGTAATATCTCAATTAAGCCACCAACTGCTCTTCTTCCTGGGAAGTTTTGAACGTCTGGTTCATAACCATCAACAATTCTTTGAACTCTTCTTAATAGACCAGTGTAATATAAGTACCCATCGATACCTGTAGTTACATCAGTGCTATATCCAAGTTTACCCATATGAGATATACTAGTCGCGTTTGCATCTGTAAACTTATAAGATCTGTTAGAAGGAGTTATATAGATGGATCTTCTTTCAGGATTTAAGTCATCAAGAGCGATATGTTTAATTTCTCTAATAGTGTAAAACTTATTAGCTAAACTTTCAACAAAATAAAATCCAGCTGTATCTACAGACATCAATCTATTTGATTCAGCAACTCCAGCAGCGTTAGAGACTCTAACAAAAGGCTTATATGTTGTTGAGTTAGTTCCAACTTCAACGATATCAAAGTTTCCAATATTATTAATACTAAACCAGTTAGAGTTAACAATGTTTTGAACAAACAAAGTGTCTCCTACTGCAACAGAGTCACCTTCTAAGACAACAATATCATCTGCAGATTGCAATACAACACCCTTATCGTAATCATTTAATTGATCGTATGCAGCTCCAGAAGAGATTGCAGACGATCCGCTGTAATTACCACCTAAAGTGATTGACGTAGCGGTACTAGCAGTTCCAGGAGAAAATGATAGTATTTGTCTATAGTATTCGTCTGGATCTTCAGGTTTCTTAACCCAATCACCTATACTTAAGTTTTTAAATGTTCCAGCTACACCTGTAACAACATTAGTGTTTGCTGTCCATGTAGCAGACAAGCCCTTATTGTTAAATGTTTTAATAGTGTTCAATTCATCTGTCGCAGACTCGTTGATTATAATTAATGAGTCATTATCTACAGCTTGAACTCTAAATCTACCGTTATTATTAGCTTTAAATGTAGATCCACCAATAACAACATAATCATCTACAGCTACACCAGAATCTAAGAATCGAGGAGATTGTCCATCTTGTCTAGATATTCTAACCATTCCATTAAAGCCAAGTTTCTCTAATCTATATCTTGTTGGAACTAATCCACTCTTGATTATAGAAGCTCCAACTGCTGCTTCAGTGAAATCAGATCCAGAGATTGTTACCGTGAATTGATTAAGTGAAGTTACAGTTACAGGCCCATAAGTTGCATCAGATATATTATTGCTATCTCTAATATCAAAAGAGTCACCAGTATTTAAGAAATGAGATCCTGAGCAAACTATAGTAACTAAATTGGAAACTCTAGTCATAGATGTTACAGAAACTCTAGAAGAATGAGCCAAATTCCATTTAATTATTGGAGTCGGGCAAATTTGAACAGTGTTACCAAAACCAACTGCAGTAGCTGACATAGCTTTACCATAAGGGTTAACTACATCAAAATAGTTAGCAGAATCACTGACTGCAATAATTGGTAAACCAGCAACTAATCCATCACCAGCAGTCCTAGCCTTATTACCTTGAGCCCAAGGTAATGTAGGTCCAAATGCCATAACTTGATCACCTGCTCTAACTTGAGCAAGCGTAGCTGATCCATTGTGAGTCCATCTCCATATAAAACCAGCCGGTCTTCCATAGGAACCAGAGACGTCAGTTATAGTAAATTGAGTAGCGCCGGTTACATTTATAGCTTTTGCATTGAAGTTGTATTCTATAACTCCAGCAGAAGGGTTTGTTACGTTAATACTGTCTGTGCTAATTAGTCTAGATTGTCTCTTAACTCCAGCATCATTTTGTAATTTGATATAATCGCCAGCGTTAAAAGTATCTGGGAAAGCAGGTACTTTAAGTAATAAGTGATTTCCAGAAACATCTGACGCAACTTCAGATTCACCAATTATGTAAGCTTGAGCTTTATTAGCATTTCCACCGATAACTTCAACAGCACCAACAGATCCCAAGTTCTTAGAAGTAATCTGAACATTCTTTCTATCTTTAGAAATTCTAACATTAGAAACGATAGGAAGTTGTGATAATGCTTTTTGAGTTAAATGGTGCTGTATATTTGTAACAGTTACAGGTATCAATTTAAACATTTCACCAATATCTGAACTATTGTAGTTAGGCGCAGTATTCATTTGATATACTGTTGGAGCTACACCATTTAAAGTGAAAGCTGTTTTCATAGTGAAGTTTGGATTTGAATTTTGGAAACTCTTAATCCAATTAACACCATCATATAGTGAAATATAACCTTTTAATGAAGCTGATGTAGGGTTATGACCATAAGCTAACGCTGTAGAATTACCGCCATAAGTGTAGTCTTCTTCATATGTAGATCTATCGATAGTTAATGCAGAGTTGCCTATAGCTGTAATTTCAATAATATTGCTAGAGTTAACAGTGCTAGCTATACTAGAAATATCTGTCCCTGTGATAGGGAAGAATAAAACGTTGTTAGCGTTAGTTATTAACTCACTTCCAGGTAACGATCCATCACTATTTGATATAGTGAAACCAGAAGTTCCAGCAGAAGGGTTTTGAACATTTCCATCGAAAGCGTTAGTTATAGTGATAACATTTCCAATATTAGAAGCTACAAAAGATAAATCTGGATTTATAGCGGCTACTGTTGCAGCAGCAACAGTTGCAGCAGAATCTCCATAATTAACTCCGCCAACTCTAATAGATCTTTCTGCACCGTGGAATGGTTCTTGTGTACCGTCGTCTCCGACGTCATACCAAACAGCTACAGATCCGCTGGCATCATAGATAATGAAATACTTACCATCTAACGAAGCATCGTTAGTTCCAGCAGATGTACTTGTAGTGAAACCAGAAGTACCTGCAGTAGCAGGTAATAAAGGACCGTTAATTAAGTTAGTTATAGTAATTTGATTAGATATTACTGTAACTGTAAATGAATTATCTAAAGCTATAACTTGTGCAGTTTTAGTAGCAACATTTGAAGCAGAATCTCCAGTACTCACATTTGCAACCTTAATAGCTCTATTTGCTCCATGTGGAGGTGCAACTGCTCCAGTATTATCAATGTCGTACCAAACAGCTACAGATCCTTGAGTATCGTAGATTATAAAGTATTTTTGATGTAAAGATCCAGCAACGTCAGCAACTGTGTTAATTGTATATTGAGTTGGAGTTCCAATAATATCACTTATAGTTGTTACAGTTAATACTTCAGCAGCACCAGGTGAAGTTGTTGTTGCGTTTGGATTAAAAACACGAACAGTAAAACCACTCTTATTTGTAACTCTAAATTGCCCAGAGTTTGCGTTTGAAACTCCAGAACCATCAATAATAGATAATACATCACCAACTAAAACTGAAGACAAGTTACCTGCAGAAAAAGTGTAATCATAATAATCTCCTGACGATATTGCGCCATTAGGGAAATTAGTTGAAGAGTCAGGGTATGGTCCATTTACCGATATTGTATATCCAGGATTTAGTGCTACAGCTCTTACAGAGCCAGAGCCAAAGAAGTAAGATAACTCACTCCAAGATGGAGTATTGTTTTGTACAGTTGTTGCAGTTTGATTTCCAGTAGATGGATATTTTATAGAAAATCTAATCTTGTTTCCGTTAGGTCCAAATTGACTAGATCTAACTAACATTTTTCCACCAGATCCAGCTACTCCACCAGTAGAATACCAGTTTCTAGCTTTCATCCACATAGCATAATCTGCAAAGTCGGTACTGTTAATGCTAGTCCCCCAAACGTTAACATTACTGAAATCGATTCCAGGCTCATTATCTTGGTCATCAGCAGATAACTCTGTAGTAGTAGGTATGAAAGATCCGATACCTGAACCAGAATTAACTCTTCCAGTTCTTGACATCTTAACGTCAACTGTTTTAATAGTTGCGTCTTTATCCATAACAACAACGATACTGTCATCAGATGAAATTGATACAGGTCTAACTAACTCTAATTCATCTCCAACAGCGTGATCTAATTCTGTTCTAGCACGACCTTGCTGTGTACCAACTGTATCTCCGGCAATTTCTGCTTTAACAGTTCTAAATTGACCCTTATTATTCCCTCTAGTGAACGATAAATAATCATCATAGTTAACATTTGCTGGAGTTAATTGTCCAGTTGCAGTAACTTGTTCACTATAAGTTCCAGTGAAAGGCGGTGTATCAGGTGTTGATGCAGAAGATATATTTGCTTTCACATCTGAATAAACAGAACGACCTAAGAACACGTTAGCACTGGTAGGTTCAGTTCTTTTAAACATACTAACTAGAGATTTGTCTGATGTTCTAGTTGCTATATGAGAAGGGTTGCCAAATTGAGCGCTTTCTGTTTCTGCAAAAACTATAGAACAGTTACTAGAAGAAACTGGGATAGCAATGCTTCCACCATTCTCTGTACTAGAAGTAATCTTAATTGAATTTGATTTATATATAGTAGCAACCACACCGGCTAAATCTTTATTAAGCGAAGATAATACACCGTTAATAGGTTCTGCAGGAGGATTAGTTAAGTATGATCCTCTCCAAACTTGAGGATAACCGTTTGTTTCAAAAGCTTTAATATCTAAAGAATCAGAGATTGAAATGCCAGACTCAACAACAACATTAACATTATCAACATCTATAAAACTATTTGTGCCGACAATGGTGTGTTGACCTTTAGCTTTAATCTTAAATAGTCCAGCATTTGCTGAGTTAACCCAGCCAGATGTTTTTGGAGCTATATAGATAAAATCACCTGGTTTTAAAGATGAGAATGTATCTAAAGTTGAAGCCATGATTCTCATAGTAGATCCAGCAGGATTACTAATAGAAATAGTCCCTCCAACTAATAATGGTACAGGTCGTTGATTACAATAACTTGAATCAATTACTATAACCATCTCAGCAGGTCTACCAAAAGAGTCGTTGGATAAATTATATGTACCGTTAGATGTAGACGTAGAGATAACAAATCCCTTAGCATCTTCAACACCCGCAGTAATTTTATCGCCAGGTTGAATTGTGTTTAAAATTCTTAAATTACCAGTCTGTCTATTTAATTCAAACTGAGCTGTTCGTCCTTGAGACTGAGTATCTAAATTAGGAAACCATTTATTTAATAAAGTTCCGCCACTTACAACAATAGAAGAATCTTGTCCAGTCTTATTTGATTTAATAATCATTGTTTGACTAGGCGTAGACTCTGCAGTAAGGCCGGCAAATTTAGAGTTAAAAGCAGTAACCCAATTCTCTAAACTTAAAGAAGTAAAAGATGAAGCTCCAGGGAAATCACTTAAAGCAAATGATCTATCTTGTGATGGTGTTCCATCAACCTCAATAACTATATTACTAGTTGTGTTAACATTCCACTGTGCAAATGGGGTTGTAGTTAATTCAGCACTCTTAGCTTTTTCTCTAAGTCTTGTGCTATTTTGATATAAAGCGATATAGCTAAACTGATCTGTTGGGAACTTGAACAAAGAGTTTGCATAGAACGTAGAGTCATCGGTCTCTCTTAAAGGAGAAACTTGGATGATCTCAGCATCGTGAGCAACTGGATATAAAAGAATACCAGAAGAATTTTCAGTAAATCTAGCCTTAAATAAAGTTGAACTATCGTTTATGGCGATAACAACCTCTGCAAGTGTTGCAGCTGAGATATTTAAAAATTGAGTGGAGTCAAAGTAAATTGTCTCTTCTTCTCCATCTACGATCACTCTTAAAAACATACCATCTTTAAGTGTAAAAGGACCTTCTTGTACGTTAACGACCTGAGGTCTAGGTACTGGGAAGTTAGCTAACTGTAAGAACTCTTCACTTCCTTCAGCAGAATTAAGTAATGTGTCGACAGATTGACCAGCATAAGACGGTTGAAAACCACTACCATCATCGATGTACATGATTGAAGGGTCACCAACTTTAACTGGCTCAGTAATAACTGCAGAAGCAACTTGATTACTATCATCTGGATCAGATACACCGATCACAGATTCAATGATACTTGGAGCTGTTCCACGTGCTAAAGTGATAGCATAAGATTTAAGTCTGTTTCTTAACTCAACATCTGTCTCAATATCTTTACCATTAGAGAATGCAGAAGTATTTGAGATAGAGGCCCCAGTAAATGGAGGAACATCAAAGTCAGTGATAGTGTTAATACCAGCGTTACCTAAAGTTCCAGCAACTAATGCTATAACTTCAACACCAATAACAGAGTCTTCGCCTGCAGGAATAATAGCATCTCTAAGTGTAGAGTATTGTATCTCTGGGTTTTGATTATTGGCAGGTATCTTAACGATTGTTCCTGCTGCAATAACTCTATCTGGCTCACCTTGAGAATCGATTACGATATCTGAAATCAAGTGATCTTTTTGTAAAGCTGATGCTAATGTGATTTCAGAGTATGTAGGGTAAACAGTGATGTTTGTATAAGCAATTGGACCCTCAAAATTCTGAGTACCACGTCCAATATATAAATTACCAGTTATAGACCAACCAGTTGTGTTATTTACGTAAATCTTAGTTTGGCCAGCTATAGGTGCTGGTTTGATTACATAAAGCCCTGTGGAACGTTTTGTGATGTTTGTGTTGTATATATTAACTAAACCAGATGCTTTAATTGCAGCTCTACGTGATAAGCCAAAGTCACCGGCTTTTGCATCAAGATCATTGTTCTTGATAACATCTATGTTAAGTAGCTCTAACACGTTAAGAATAGCTGTATTGTTCTCAAAGTCATTAGCAGCAGCTGCTTCTAATAAAGTCAATAAAACTGAACCAGCGTTAAGATCGTTAAGAGATGTCTCAGAAACGATCTTTCTAATCATGTCACCTAGAATTTGATTAAAACTTCTAATTTGTATGCTCATTGCTCACCCGTACTATATTGTACTATGATGTTAGTGAAGCTATGAGTTATTAACCGTAAAGCTTATAGGAATAACTTGAGTTCCTCCGGCCAACCTTACTGCTAAACTAATAGCTATTGCAGCCACTCCCTCATTTGTCCTACTATCAACCAAGTAATCTACTGTTAAATTCTCAACACGGTCATACCTGCTGTCGGCCTCAATTTGGGAGACAATTGACTCAGTTATTAATGTTTTTATTTGCTCTATGTCGCTATTTTTATTACCAACTACATTTATTAGGCCGTAATTTGGATGATATCTTAAAGAACCTAATTCTGTGATAATCTTTAACTTAATAGCCTGAATAGCATTATCTAGACCGTAGCTTAATTTAACATCGCCATTAGATGTAAAAACTAAGTCACCATCTTCACCTAAAGCTAAGTCTACTTTAGCTCTTTTCTCATCTTCTGCACTCTTAGCTAAAAACCAAGGAACCTCATCATTTCTATCATCAGACAGGGGCGTTTGAGATGGAATTAGCACGTAAAATGAACTATTTATGGTATTTGGAGCAAATACTCTTATATTCGCTCCATCAGTTACCTTATACTTACTTAGATCCCTTGCACCATCTAATTCAATGATGATTTCGCCAGAAACAGGGACTTGTCTAATACTAATTATTGTTCTTTGATCAATTACAACCTCTACCGAGCTTTGTAAGAAAACCTGCTGATTAATATATAGCTTATCTATGTTCAAATTACCGCTTAAATCAGTCTCAGATAAGTTTATTTGATTACTGGATCCGTTTGATAGTAGTGGAATTCTCTCACCAACCTCGTCAATATATGGAGGTTTTAGACCGTTTGCTATAGCAATATCAATCCATTTATCCGGACTTCCTAGGTACCTATTAGCTAAAGATTCTAAACTTTCACCATAGTTTAATTTAACTAATTTACCAGACTTATATTGTCCGATATCTATTGCAGGATTGTTTGCGTTAGCTCTTGCAAGGGCAAAAGGATCTAAGGTTGCATCTACAGCAAATAGGTTAGCTAAAATAAAATCACATGCCTTTATAGCTGATTGTAGTGTAAGTAAGTAGTTTGCTTCAACTATAGTTGCATTAATTTGTGGTGGAATAGAACTCTTACCGAAAGCTTTATTGTAATCAATATCGCTCAAACCGTAAACATCAGTTGTTCTATCTCTATAATCAATTATGTTCTTCTTAATTTGAATAAAGTTGTTTTTAGAAAACGCTTGAACTCTAGCTATCTCAGAATCTAATAATCTAGACTCTTCATTAGTTAAGTTAATATCCTGTATTTTAAGTGATTCAAATATCGCATGAAATCTATAGAATGTCTGAGAATCTTGAAATGGATTTATGTTCCCACCAGTCGTTCTTTGGGCCTCTATAAATTTAGAAAAATCTCTAATCTGTTGATTTAAGAAGTCCGGGTTTTGATTGTTCTTGTTAACATCATCTACAAGTCCTGGCTTAATGAACTCCCAAAATTGCTTAAAATATGGCCATCTCAAAGGAATAATAGATGGTACGTCTGCTAAGAACATATCGTCACCTGTTCTCAATTTGAACCACAGATTCATATCAGCTATGCTTTTATATACTCCAGTTAACGTTGCAGCCATTATCTACCCAGTATGTTAATTCCGCCAGCAGCGGCACCTAAAATTGATTTAGCAGAGTTAGCGAAACTCTTCATGTCGCCTAAAGCAGAAGAAGAATCTACACCATTTAAACCAAGGTTAGCTAATCTCTTCTTATATTCAGAACTTATGCTTTGATTGCTACCAATACTTCTTAAGTTGTAAGCTCTTAATTGTATTGAGTAATAGTAAAGCATAGGATTATCAGCTGAACGTCTCATAGTAAAGCTTTTAATAACTACGTCATACTCATTGTTATCTTTATAATTAAAGAAAGTTAAAGGATGTCTATCTCTATCTTGCGAACCAGAAATACCCGAAGTGTCTTGCTTATACTTCAATAGAACTCTGTATAGGTTGTGAAAAGCAGCATATCCGCTATTCTTAGAATTAATTCCTGCTTTAGCCTTTGGGGCACCATTAATTAAATCTGTAGCTTTTTGAGTTATTTGGTTCACTATAGAGAGTGTCTTTTGAAAGAAGCCACCAGCAGAGAAAGAATTAGCGACTGCAAAAGTCTCTCTACCATTTTTTATAGTTTCTTTATAAGCTGAAGAGGTATTTATAGAGTTAGATCCAACTAACTGAGAAGGTGAAACGTGTTGAGGTGCCATACCAGTTGTACCTTCAATTGATATATCAAAATATCTTACAGCTGAGTGCTCTTCGATAGTTCCATATAAAGTAGGAATAATGTTAGTCGCAAAGTTTGTGTTAATCGTTAGGTTACTTGGACTTATAGGTAAAAACATCACAAGCGACTGTTTATCTCTAAAATGAACTCTAAAGCCGTACGGCTTAGCAGAGTACCAATTCTGAGAATCAACATTATAGCTTCCATCCCCAGAAGATAAAAAGCCTTCCATACTAACGCCATTATTTCCACCATTGGATGCTCCACTGGTAGCAGTTGGCTTTGGTCTATTGAAAATGTTTTTTAAGTCGTTGATACTAACCATAGGCTAATTATATAGCGATCTTAGTTAGAGACCACCAGTTATTTCCTTTATCTTAGATTGAACCTGTTGCACTTGACTCCATTGAGGGGTTGCCATCAATGATGTACATGGTCCAACTGGAGATATTGGCGTTACTTTACCTAATTTTTCAACTAATTGAAATAACTGGTCTAATAACTCAACGCCATCTTTACCGATTGCAATTTTAGGTGAATTTATCTTTACAGATTTTTCAGCTTCAAGTTTATATTCTTTTGTCTTAAGGTTTATCTTATCATCAGAAGTGATATTTAAAACCTTACACTTAAGCTCAACCTTCTCATCTTTTTTAGTTAATGTAAGACTTATCTTGCCAGAATTTATCTGTATAGTGCCTTTCGGTTTATCTATTCTTAAATTCTGAACACCTTGCTTGTCTTTATCATTCATCTCAATGCTTCCTGTCTTATCGAATTGAAAGAAGGAACCACCGATCTTGTCGTCGTAGGTTGGACTTGAAAGAGTCTTGTTTGGCTTGTCATCCAACTTCTTGATGTTTGTTGGAATAGCCTTAAATGTGAGTTTGTACTCGCCATCTTGATTAATCGTTGTTTCGACTCCATTAAACTCTGAAGCATACTGAGGGCCTTTTGTAATATCTATTGTTGATTTTCTTGCCGTATGTTTTAAGCCACCTAAAATAACGGCCTCTCTACTTTCACCATTAAGAAAGGCTACTAGAACAGAGTCACCAGCTTTTGCATCAAAAGCTCTAACTGTATCTGGTTTATCATCAAATTTATAGCCATGGTATACGACATCTTCGTAGTTAAAAACACCACCAAAACGTCTCATCATGACTGCACTAACTTCTATAGAATCATTTCTATCCTGTATCTCAACAAGATACTTAATATCTGTAGATCGCTTCTCTCTATAAACCTGTTTCACGATCCCGATTCGTATAAAAGAATCTTTTGCATTGTATGCACTAAAGGCATTTGAATTCTGCCAAATAGAACTATCTTTAATTATTTTAAAAGGATTACTTAACATTGTCGCCCTTCACTTTTTGAGGATCTGGGTCTAACGTGTCAGACTCCGCAATAATATTCAACCTATTCCTATCCTGAGGTTGAGTTAAATCAGTAGAAAGCTGATCTAACATACCTTCGCCGATAATATTTCTATTATCGTCAACTAAGATACCTCTTACAAAATTTATTGTAGTTCTATATGTTCTAGCTCCATCTTCACTAACGCCAAAACTATGAGAAACTGATTCCACATGAGCTAGTATCCAAGTTGTGTTCTTATTAGCTCTGTTGGCTTTACTTATATTTTGAGTAGGATTAATTAGTTTTGATTCAAACATTATGTTATTACCGACACCAATATACTCTGTGCTTCCATGCATCACAAGTGTGCCGTTCAACATTCTATGAGTGCCAAAGTACCATTCTCTTAAAAGAATAGTCCACTTCTCTAATTGGTCCCAATCTATATTATATTCTTTTGGTTTACTGCCAGGTTTTATAGGGAATTGTTTAGTATCTAATATTAGAGGTCTAAAACCTTCTCTATTGAAAGCTTGCTCATCAAATCTTTGAGATTTTCGCTTTGTCCAGTTAGCAACTATATTAAACTCTTGAAATTGAGGTTTAATCTCAATAAAATTAAACTTATCTCGCCAATTAGTCCCTGCATTAACCGAAATAACATCAACTGTATCTATCTTATGATACTTAATGTTCTTGAAGTAAGAAGCTATCTCCAATGAGGAGCCAACTGTCGCATCTAATGGTCTATATAAGAAAGGTTTAATTCTGTTATATATCTTTAGTTGTAATCCACCATCTTTTGCAAAATCCATGTCGCAGAACATTTCGTTCATTGCTGGATTACTATTCTCTAAAAGAACTTGCCAAAGAGAGTGGCTACCCTGTAAAGAGAAAGGATCAATGAATCCTTCTGCTTCAACTACATTTGGATCATAAGTATCTAAAGCTTTAAGTGGTCCAGTAACTAATGAAACAACTTTACTAATACTCTTATCAGATGTAGGTTCACCTTGAGAATCTCTTAAATTTAGGTATTTTGCCATCTCATCTGGTATTTTAAATTCATAAATAGATTTTGCTAACCTATTGATTAAAGTTTCATTCTCGGTGAAGCCATGAAGATTTGTTCCCATAACTCCAAGAATATTAGCTAAGTTTTGCTTAACTGCAAAGCTCTTAACAGATCCATCGTTACCGAACAACATCTTTCTGATAGCTACTGCTGCAGAATTACCTTGATTAACTGGATCTTTAGGTCCAGCTATTAAATTATCTATATAAAGTATAGAATTAAAAACATGCCCCCAATCAACTCCGGAAACATAATATAGAGTGCTTCTAGAACCATCTTGATTAGTGGTAGTTTCACATCTAACAGTCTCAATCCTCCCTATCATCTTTAAATGCTTTTTATTAGCTTTTCTAATATCTTGTTCTGTGATAGGTTCATTAGACATTAATATTGCACACCAACTACCTGCAGTTAATGTTGATACCCAATTTTTATAAGGAGCTAGAATGAGATTGAAAGAACCGTCTGGAGAACCTTTAGCCTTGCTTATTCCTATAGAAACACAAGATAGTGTACTAATAATTACAGGTAAGCTCTCTTTTTCTGTTGAGTCTAATGTAACTCCATTTGCTTTTGAAACTCCAGTAGCATTATAAGTATTATCACTTGGAACGCCGACTCTATCGACATAATTCCAAACTAAAACAGCAGCATGTGGTGTTTTAATCTTATAATTGCTCATTAATTAGAACCTCTAATCTTATCTAATAAATCAGTTGCAGTTTTAGGAACTATTGGTATTCTATTGCTTCTAAGTTCTTTAGCATCTTTAATAAAACCACCAAACGCCTTAACATGTTCTCCAAAAGGATTAACTACATTGATCTTAAAGTCTTCGGCCATCTTTGCGCCTGCGTCTCTAAACTCGCCTTCCTTCTTCACACCATCTTTTTCAAGAGATTTTTGTAAATTCATGAAAGTATCTATTGCTTTAGTAAATCCACCTAATCCCTCAGAAGCTGATTTAGTTGCTTCACTCAACTGCTTAAACCCTGAAGTTCTTAAATCATCTGCCTTAGTGAAAGAAGTCTCAGGACCTTTACCTGACATAACATCTTTAGCATTTGTTGGAGCATTGCTTGCATTAGTTATACCTGCAGCGGCATTAAAGTATTCTTTACCAGTTAAGTTTTGAGTTCCGCCTATCTTACCTAATAAAGCTTGTTGATCTGCAGTTAAAGAGTCAAAAGATTTTCCAGATCTAGCTGCACTAAGTAAAGCTTCTCGCTCTTCATTGCTTCCAAAAGCTAATGCACCAGAACCAGTGAACATTTGAGCAGTTTGGGCTTGAGCCATCTTAGATAAGAACCCACCAACATCACCTTTGACATTAACGCCTCTATTTAATAGAGATTGTCTAGCTTTATTTGGATCTTGTTGTTGAAGCGCTTTAATATCTGCAGGAGTTAATTTTGCAGCGAATAGTGCATCATCACCAGCTAAGCCAGTTGCTTCACTAATTCTAGCTGTATTAACCATACCTGTAAAACTAACAGAAGTGTCTGTAGTTACTTGATTCATTACATCTTGCGCTGCAGCAGCTCTTTGTATAGCAAACTCTTTATTTGCAATACTGGCATCAACATTACCTGCAAGCATAGTAGACACTGCACTAGTTGTATCAATTCCAGCAGCCATACTAGTTCCAGATTGTTGAACCATAGCTGCTGTATTTTGAACCATCATGTCGATAGCTTTTGAACTATCTAAACCTTTAGTGAATGCGGCTTCTAAAACAGATTGCAATCCAGCTTGAGGATTATTCGATCCTACACTAGCTAATGTTGCCATTCTGCTCATGTTTTGCTGCATACTACCGAAGCTACCTCTTTCAAGGTTTCTTGAAGCAAAGATTTGATCTATATTGAAAGTAGATCCCATCTCAGCTGCACCAAATTGAGCCATCTTGTTGAATTGCTCAGGTGATATTCTAGCATCAATCATTCTATTTAATGTATCATCAGTTGAAGCGGCATCAATAAAGTCAGATGCTCTAGATCCAAGACTTTGTCCAGCAACTCCAAGACCAACATACATATCACGCAAACCTTGAGCTTGTTCTGCACCTACTGCATTAATAGCCATTCGAGCTTGCATCTGTGCATTGTATCCAGCGATAGTATTTTGATTTGCACTAATCTGTTTTAGAGAGTCTCCACCGAGAACTGCTAAGCCTGCAGCACCTTGAGCAGTATTTAAAATACCTTCTTGTAAAGCTTTAGTATTTTGTGTCGATGTACCAGCAGCATAAGCTAAAGGATTCGCTTTCTGTTCTAGAGCTTCTATAGTACTAAGAACTCCAACTCCAGTTTGAGCTGTAGATCCAACAGCATAAGCTCCTTTGACTATATTTGTAGCTCTATTCATCTCTGTAGCAAAGTTTTCAGCTTCGCCAGTTTGACCTAAAGCTATTTGAGAAGCAATATCGCCAGATCTTGCTTTTTTATATAAATCGTATTGAGAGTTTGCAATGCCAGCAAAACCAGCAGTGTTGTTAACTTGACCAAATCTTTGATCGATCAATAAGCTCTGCATTGCTTGTCCAGCAATGTTGAATCCAGCACCAACACTATTTAGTGTACTTATTGTCGAATTAAATCTACTTTCGCCACCGCCAGCAGCTCGTGCTCTCTCTAATTTTTCAAAATTATCAGTAGCTTCGTCAGCTTGCTTTCTGAATTTTTCTAAATCTTCAGTAGCATCGGCAGATGTTTTTGCTAAACCTTCTAAAGCTTCTTTTAGTAATCTAGCTTGATTAACTATCTCTTTATCTATATCTTGGTTTTGTATAGTTTGTTGCTTACCGCCAGAGCTAATGCTTACTGCACCAGTTGCAAGCTCTCTAGCGATTGATTCAGAGCTTAATATATTATCTGCTTTCTCACCAGTAACATTTAAACGTCTCAATTGAGAGTTAGGATCTCTACCTAATTGTCTTTGTATAGCTTGAGCTGCATTGATAGTTGCAAGTTGTTGCATCTCACTTTGAGCTCCACCAAACATAACACCTAATGCGGCAGATTTTTCAGGATTAACATGGCCCCCTTTGTCATACATCCCTTTAACTTCATTTAATACATTTCTTTCACGAAGACGAATATTACCTAAGATTTCTTGTCTTTGTTGCTCTAACTGATCGTATGTTTGACCAGACAAACTGAATGCTCTATTTTGAGTCATCGACTCTCTTTGCATTACAGATACTTGAGAATTAATTGCTTGAGAACTAAACTGTTTACTTAAATAAGTGGATGCTTCAGACTCTGCTTTAGTTGTAGCAGCAGAATTCATAGAGTTCATTCTAGTTCTTAAATCTTTAATGTTTTGTCTTAAAGAAGATACTTGCTCACTGTAGAAAGGACCTTCGGTGATAATGGGATTTGCACGACCTTGCTGTAATAAGTCATTCAACATCTTACCTTCAGATCTAATGCGATCTTCTAGTTGACTTCTGTTGATACCTAGTCTTCTGGCTCTCGCACCAATGCGCTCTAATTCAGTTAAATGTGGAGACATGTCGATATCGTCTGCTACCGTATTCATGCCTCTCTTATTAGATTGATTTTGGTCTGCCATCTCATCTCACTTATTCAAAAGTTTCTTCTATATCTTCTCCAAAAGAATCTCCAAACGCTTCTTTACCTGCACGAAGTTGTTCTTCCATCCAAGCGATATTAGCGGGATCTTTCGTAGGGTCAGATGTTTCAGCTTTACTTGCTTGCTCACGCAACTCAGCTTCTCGCTCTTCACGTTCCATGCGCTCAGCCCAATCTTCAGCCTCTTTATCTTTAGCCTCTTCTATCTTAACACTTTCTTGCTCAAGTCGCTCATCTTCCGCTTTAATTCGCTCAATGCGGTCGTAGAATTCATATAATAATTCTTCTAAAGTGTATGATAATAGTAATGGGTCTTTTAGTGGCCTATTGTATGTTCTAGACCACCAGCTCTGTAGGAATAGCAAGAGTTGCTCCTCAGTATCTAGAGGAGCTCTCGCATTTTTAGCGGCTCTATCTCTTATGGCATCAATTATTGTGTACTCTGACCCTATTTCTGAGTCTTCTTCTTCAGTTCTTCTTTCCATTCAAACTCAGCCTCTTGGATCTTTCTATACAAGACTACTAAAGCGTCTTCGTCTTCAATTAGGGCTCCACCTTGACTTTGTTTCCACCATTCTGGTGCTTCAACAATCTTAGCTCTAAGGTTTGCTAATATGATAGCTAGACCAGCTAAATCATCGGTAGGATTTTGATAGTTGCCTAGTAGGCGTGTTTTCTCAAGACTTAAGGCATGTTTTTGGCCCACATTCAAAACACATAAAACAGTAAATCTACCTTTATATTCTTTACCAGTGGTCTCGCCTACATGTTCGAAGTCAAATGTTTTTTCTTTGCTTGGTAAATCCATAACACTCCTCAATCAGAGGTTATTATACCAATTAAATGATAGCGCGTGATTAAGTATTAGAGCCAAAACCAGTTTGACGCTTAACCGTGTTAATAAGATCAGATATAGGTGAAGAGAGTCTACTCTTTGGTTGAGCACTCTCTTGCTTAACGTTCGCACCTTCAGCTAACTCAGGTTTACGTTCATCTTGGAAGCCGATAGCTCTCCAGGTTAATTGAACGCTAGCTAACTGATCTACCCTAATATCCTCAGATCTAGAAGTAATCATAGCCTTACTAGTATAGAACAATAATTGATCGGTGCTGTCGCGAACTTCAATAGTTATATATTGTTGAAACAAGAAGTTTAAAGCATCTGGCTGCCACAACTCAGTCCCTGCAGAAACGCCAGGAATATGGAGTGCACTTATGGAACCTTCAACAGTTACTCTTTGAGGAGCAATTTCTACTGGAAAATAATCATCTATAGTGTTGATATCAGTTGTTTGAGTGTTAATTCTCCAAGAGATTCCGAAAGCAAAACCAACTACTCTTCCATTTATCTTTAATATAGTTCTTGCTCCAGAAGCATATTTAGCACTAGGTCTCGTAGAGAAAATGCCAGCAACTTGGCTTGTTAAGTTGTCGCCAAGTCTATTAGTAACATTAGGTCTATTGTTAAAACCATTAGGCATTTATTACCTCTAAAATTGCTGACCAGAACCGCTAAAGTCTGCAACAAAACTATCTTCGTCTACATATAGTGCAACAAAATTAAACCTTTGTATTGCTGCACCTTTTTTAGTTAATTGAAAGTCTGCTTGTGTTATCCTACAATTCCTTATATTAGCTACACCAAGCAAATTAACTCCTGCTCCACCTTGCGCGCCGCTTAAAAAATCAGCAGTTGCTTGAATAGGTGCGAAAGCTTGATCTAATACACCGTTATTTGTAGGAGCATTACCTGGAACTTTTTGATAAACTTGAATATCAAAAGTTGTTCCCTGAGAGAATCGACTAGGATCCAGTGATTCGTTTGCACGCCCATCATTACCTAATCCCAATGATGCAGCAACACCATTAAATAACCCATTTCCCCAAACAGATCCCCAGTTCCCGACTCCGTTACCGGCGTCATTAGCTGCGACACCATTTGGAGCCTTTTTACCAACTGCAGATTTAGCATCTTTAGCATATCGAATTATCGTGAAACTTCCAGAAACAGTATATCCGAGGGGTTCAACAGATGACCCCTCGTACATACCTAGAACTTTAGGAGTTTGAGTTAAAACTTGAACTGAATACGATAAGTCAGTACAGAAAGCTAGAGTCTTTCCATTAAGCTTAATCTTGGCGTTTGCGCCAGTTATGAAGAATGGTCTAATTCCAGACATCTGTACTCACCTTAATTATGTTAAGTCTGTGTCACCAGAGTATGACGCATCGAAAGATTCGTCGTCTGCTAAGATACCAACAAAAGCTAAACGATCTACTAAGACACCGCGTTTATTTAACGCAGAACTTTTACGAGTAAAACGGCAATCTTTGATTGTAATAAACTCAACAGAGTCTGTTACAGTTCCACCAGCAGCAGCAGCTTCAACTTGTTCTTTTTGATAAACAGCTAAATCCCAAGTTTGAGATAAAAGCAAGTTACCAGGATTGATCTCGTTAGATGCATTCCCACCAATTGTGTAATCAACTTTACCAAGACCATTACCACCAGTGTTTGTTCCTGGCATGTTATTTGCTTTAGCAATACCTGTATAACGAACCACACTCAACTCTCCTGCCACAGAGTAGTTAACTGGTTCATTACTAATAGCTTCATATCGACCCATTGTTTCGATAGGAATAGTATCAACTGATACTGAATAAGAAACGTCTGAAGCGTATGCGAAAGTCTTTCCGCCTACTTTAATCTTTGCGTTGGCACCTGTAATAAACGATGGCTTTTTACCTGCCATAATATTCTCCTTTTGGACTGTGGTTGTCCTTACCTTCCATTTTTTTAGATTGCACTATGCAACCCTATGTAGTTACTATACACTGCTTTTAGTTAAAAAAGATAGGTCGACTTTCGCTGACCTACCCTAAACCTAACGTGCAATCCTCAATTAAGCAATTTTACTACAACACTTGCATTTACTATATTGCCGTTAATTTGAACTACTAGCTACTTCAATATTGCAAACGGGGGAGATTACTTGATGTCTAACTTTTTAAGTTAGCTTGCAGACTCTTACCTGCATAGGTTTTATCAGGTTGAATATTGTGTGGCTCAACTATGACTTCTTGTTCTTGGATCTTTTCATGATTAGGGTTTATTACGTTTGGCAGATAAGAATGAATATGATGTTCTGGTATCCATGAAGATACAACTTGATGTAGCTTAAAATCCTCTCTCTCTTCTGACATATCTGGTAGAGGTATTTAGCCATTATGTGATATTTTAAGATCTCATCCATGCGGCTTATTATGTCAACTTAGATACTCAATGACCTCTTGAGACGAACCTGTAAATTTAGCTTTAGTTTTTAGGGATTGCATGCGCTTATAGCGTCTCTCAATTGTTGGTGTAATCTTGCCACCTCGAGCAAGCACTCTACTCTTTAGTACATCAATTGGTTCATCTATTACTATCAGATCGTAGTGAAACCTATCATTCTTCATGAAAGTAGAAACCCCAATTGTCAAGAACAAAACAGTAGATAAGTCTGAAATACATCTATCTACGAGTTCTTTTTTAGGAACCACATCTGAATCCACTACATTCCACTTAGTCCTATCAAGTTGATTTGCTACCCAACTTTTCCCTGCTCCAGGTGCACCTGTCACAATAGTGATAAGCGTTTTATTAGATTTCTTATGATTGTCGCTTGCCCATCTGGGTAGCAAATTTGTATATTTACAAGCTTTTTTTACTTCATCTTCACGAGTTAGATCAAAGTTTTCTAAGGGCTTGATGTGGTCAATATGCCAACCATGCTTACCATAATTGTCCCAAGTCATCCCAGGAAGAAACTTGGATTGTAAGTGGGTCTTTAACTCATCTATGGTGCAGCCAAAGTTATTAGTTAAACTTTCTGAATGACTTTTGATAGTCCGTGATATTCTAGCTCTAAGTTTTAGGGATAATCTAAAGTTGATATCATTAGCGTACCGCTCTCTTCTGTATTTGTTTTTGCGGTCTCTAGATTTGCGTTTTTGTTCTGGTGTCTTATTAAGATTAGAGATCTTTCTTTGTTTTTTAATTTCTTCTTTATTAGAGTGATAACGTTCTAAAGATCTAGATATAGATTTCTCTTTGTTTTTAGCATACCACGCTAAATTAGAAAGCTTTCTGCATTCTGGGCAACATTTTAAGTTATCATCGTATTGATGATTTTTAATGCATGTTTTCATATAGTTATTGTACTATAATATGCTAAAAATACCCTCAAAGTCAGCGTGTCTTGGATCTCTACCTTGATACTTCATATTTCTTATGATGAGAAATAACACCTTGGCCAATACCTTCAAAGAGTGCCTCAGGTAAATGAGGTTCTCGCACTTGCTTTTCTAGTGACCACTGACCGTTTGGTGCAATTTTTAATATCGTCTATTAGCTAATTATACCATAAGTTTAACTATAAATTCTGAGTTTGTTGAAGGTATCGCATATAATAGAAATATGAAGAAAACATGTACAACCTGTAAACAGGAAAAGACGTTAGATAAGTTTCATAAAGAGGCGGCCGGTAAGTTTGGCGTTAAATCTAAGTGTGCTGAGTGTATCACCAATATTTCTAATGAGTGGAAACGAAATAATCCAGAACGAGCCAAACTAGGTCGCAGTAATTGGAACGCTAAAAACAAAGAAAGGCATAATGCAGCTACTTATAAATGGCGTGAAGAGAATGCTGATAAGCATGCTAGTTATGTAGCTAAGTATCAAGCCAATAGAAAGAAAACTGATCCTCAATTTAAATTACTTAGCAATATTCGATCGCTTCTTTATAATCATTTAACTAGAAAAGATTTGAAGAAACATAAGAAATTAGAGCAATATTTAGGTTGTTCTTTTGAGAACTTTAAATCTCATATTGAGGATCAGTTTTCTAATGGTTTAACTTGGGATAACTATGGATCTTATTGGTCGATTGATCATATCTGTCCCTGTAATCAGGCGCAGAATGAAGAAGAATTAATAAAATTGCAGCACTTCAAAAATTTAAGGCCCATGATTACTCACGGACCTAATGGAAACTTTGCTAAGTCAGACAGCAAGACTCAAGAAGCCCAAGATTTATGTTTTGAACTTCTTAATAGAAATTGGATAGATTAAATAGTTTTTACTACTTTATGAAAAAGTTTTTCACCATCAACAGTTATGCTTGATTCTTTATATCCAACTAACTCAACAAGGTCCTCTATTAATTCCCAATCATTGGTTAACATATCTTGCCAGTTAGATCGATATTCACCTCTTACTTTATAAGGGCCAGTTCTATAGAACTCAGAATCGTGAAGCAGTCCATTGTCGCACGCTTGAATAAAATATCCAGGCTTTCATTGTGGTCTGCGCATCTTTTACGAGTTTTAATCGCTTTAATTGCTTTAATAAATTCTATGTTTTCTTCTATAATTAACTATACAAAAGAAAACCCCGACTTTTGGTCGGGGTTTAGCTGAAAGCTTAGAGTAACTAATTTTGTATTAAGCAGTTTGCGAAGCTCGTTGAAGTGTAATATCGGCGAGAACGAAATCGATGCCTTCCACCAACTTGACTACGACACTTATGTTCACTGTATTGCCGTTAATTTGAACTACAAGTTGCTTAAACCCGTTTTTCGCATCCGACGTACTCACAGTGATACCTTGAGCTAAATAAGTAGCTAAGATAGCTTCACAAGTAGACTTGATCTCCGCAGCAGAAACTGTATTCTTCAATCCAACATAGATGTTCTCAAGTTGCGAACGGAAGTCGAAAGCAAGGATGTCCGCAGCGTATAAAACGTTACCACGGTTATAAACCCAATTTCCATCCTTACCGTAAGTTGTATTATCAACAACTAAACGGAATCCACCAGTTTGAGGAGCTTCCCAGAAGGTGATACCAGCTTGGATAGCATCATCATATTGTGTATCTGGATCGAAATCAATGACGATATTTTGCTCAGCAGTGCTCATAGCTTGAGCAGTGTGGCGAATACCTGACATATTGAAATATTTGAAAGTCATTGGATTACCAATTGGTGAACCGCCGCGAGCTCCAGCAAGTAATGCCGCACCAGCCCAAGGTTGGAACCATTTAATGACACCTTGAGCATCGATATTTCTGATGTCTTGGATCATCAACTGAGCTCTAGCATAAGCTAAATTCATAGCTTTTGCTTTTGAGTTAGCATAAGTATCTTTAACAGATAAATAAGCTTGGCGCTCAGATTTTTTCTTAGTTGTTTGCATCAAGCTTAAGTGTGTCTTAACAGCTTGGTGAATACCGTCGATAGTGTATGTAGAAGAAGCATCAGTCATTCTGTCAGCGATATCTGCAGTAGCATCTCTTGAGAAAAGAGGAACGATACTGTTTACTCTGATCTTTTCAAATTTTGAAAGAGCAGTAGTGATATCAGAAGTAAGAGTTGCTCCAATAGCTCCACCAGCTAAGAACGTTTCAGTAAGAGCAGCAGGAAGACCTGTTGATGCTGGAGAAATGATTTCAGCGATCTGTGATTGAGCAAAGAAGTCTTGAACTTCTTGAGCATCTTTCTTAACAGCTGCACCAGATACAGCAGATAAAGCTGTAACATGGTCAAGAACTTCAACTGATAAACGAGGATCAATCCCAGTTCCTACTGAAGCAGTCCAACCAGAAACAAGAGCGATATCCGATGCAAGATCAGAAACACTGTTATAAGCAGATTTAAGAAGGGTTGTTGTAATTGTACCATCAAACAATTGAATTGTTGTATCATCGATAGTAACTGTTGATCCAGCTGCTGGGTTCGTTATAGTGATTACAGTGTTTCCACCAACTGTTGCAGATTCAACAAGACTATCTCTTTTTTGAGAAAGAGTAATTGTTCTTGTAGCACCTGATCCAGTAATCTTAAGAGTAATTCTGTTTCCGCCGACACCCCACTCTAACGCACGCACTGTTCCATAAGATGCTGTAAGTGCAAGTTGTGCACGAACAGAAGCATTTGTCTTATAGATGTAAACATATTGCGCTCCACCAGGAATTGCACCATCGGCACCTGGAGAAAACAAGAAGTTACAAGCGTCAACGATATTTCCGCCTCGATACTTCGCACGAATTTGTGGAAGTTGATCTGGGCTAAATACGTTATTAGCGATGTTTGTTTCAGCGGAACCAGGAGCGCCCGCATCTGCTTCACCAAAAATAGCAACAATACCTGTTGGACTAAGAGGAAATCCTCCGCCAAGATCAATGCTTGTTTTTGAGTAAGCACCTGGTTTGAAAATGGTTGCACCATTAAAGCTTACATTAATTGCCATGTATCATGTCTCCTGAATTAAGTTCTAACATAATTATAACATAGGCGTCAAGTTAGGTTAGGCTAACTTAACACCGTACTTTTTTAAAGCATCATCAAAAATTGCCATAGTCGCCATCTCTGGAATCTTACGACCTTTAAAGTCAGCTCGTAGGATTTCTTTATGATGGTGAGTAGGAATAGCCTTCTGTCTTGCAGCATACCATGCTTCAAAATCCACAAGCTCTTCCTCAATAGCAGCTTCTGGAGCAGCCTCTTCAGCTACATCAAGGGCTGTCTCATCAATCTCTATTGACTTAAGATTCTTCTTCGCCATTTTAGCTCCTTAAATACTTATTTTAACCGAACGTATCGGTTAGATGTTTAAATCATCTTCGCCATCTACATCACCTATACGACTAGCAATTAAGCCATCGTTTGACGTAGTGTCTACTTCATCTATATCGACATCCAATGATACCGCTACATCATGGGCTGGCTCTAAGCCAACTGCAGGATCAGTGTTGAGGTCTTGAATGTCTTGAAATCTATCAGCATCCCAGAAATTCTGAGTTGTGCATCTAAATCTAACCCAACGAGTCCAAATATTCTCAGTCATCTTGTTAGCATCTTTATTGTAATCAGAAGCGCTAAATGTGTGTAACTTAAGTCCAAGTCTATGGGCCATAAGCTTATGCTTAAAGAGAATATAGGCAACTATATAATAAAGCCAAAGAACGTGGTCGCCGGCCTTATTAGCGTGGATACCGATATCTACCATAGCGGTAAATACTCCAGTACCCGTTTCACCCTCAGAATCAAAGGTACCTGCTAAATCACCCAACGAAGCTTTACCTTCATCTTCAGTCTCATTAGCTAGATGTACACTGATACATGGGATAACTTGTGAGTTAAAAGACCAAGCTTTAACTACAGGAATCTTAGTTGTAGAGAACCATTTCCAGACATCATCCAAATACTTTGGACCATAGTCTTGATTTAGTTCATCTTGAGTGAATTGACAGAATAAGTCATAAAACTCAGTCTTATTAGCTCGTAACTGAGTTATACCATGAGTGAGAACTTTCTGAATAACTATTTCTGGCATCACGAAAGACATTACCTACCACCCTGATACTTATCTGATTTATAAAAACCATCTAATTCTTTAATATTATTACACTTACTACACGTCTTCAAAATGATTCCTCATATAACCTAATGATCCCAAGTACTAAATTATCATAATCTGCCGCCAGCAAGCTATTAATCTCTGCTAGGTCCTCTGTAAAGTCCTTAGGTTTCTCCGGCATCACCCATTGTGTTTGCCTATTTTGCTTACTAGTAGCTGTTCTAAAGTTAACCTTAGAATTCTTAGGCGCAACCTTATTATAGTGACTAACTGCAGTCTCATAACGTTCCGCTGAAATAGCTTTCTGAGCATCAAAAATATTAGTATGTATTGGTTTTTTCTGAGTACCAGATTTTCCACCAACTGGAATAACCCTATAAACTCCACTACCATCCTTCATAGGTTTGGTACCTCTAGCTAATAATCTGTCTAGCATAGGATATGGAGGTTCTGTGAAATCTGTTACCCCTGATTCAGTTTCAATCATGAAAGCATCAGGTCTAGGTCTTAACTGATTAATAAAGTCTGAAGAGTCTTTCTGAACACCGGATTGAATAGCTAATTCCATAGCTTGATCTAGTTGCTCTCTTAAGGCAAAAGTAATCTCTCGTTCAGCTTCACTGACAATCCCTTCAACCATCTCCTCTTCTATTCCCCTAGAACGAAGGTGAGCTTTTAATCTCTCTAACTCAATAAATATATTAATCATTTACTCTCTCGCGCTTCATGACTTTTGCTTTCATATCATGCAAGAAGTTCTGTTTCTCAAGGTCTGTCCAGTCATGACTAAAAGTAATTTTAATTTTTCCATCTGGTGAGATCTCGACTTGAGGGCGCGGTAAGTATGGATAGTTCTCATCATGGATTCGTGCAGGGTTTGCTCTAATTGCACTAACTGCAGTTACAGTCTCTGGACCACGACCCATTTCATCGATCTTATTTTGTAATTCTCTTAATTTAGATTCTAATTCATCAATCTCTTTACCAGCAGATTCAGCTAACTCATTATGCTTATCGGTAACTGCGTGAATAGTTTCTTCTAGCTTATCAAATAACTTCATAATTCGAGACTCTACTTGCTGTAGATCTACTGCAACACCATTTCTGATCTGCTCTCGAATTGTTTCCATCTCTTGATAAATGTTTCCAATATTGTGCTTCTTATAGTTGTCAATTAGTGAGTGTAAGCCACCATGAACAACGTCATCTTCTAAAGAGTCATCGTTAACAATATCTAATACTTCTTCATCTTCTGGAAGATACCACTCAAATACAGACATTAATGCTGCAGTGAGTTCAGGAAGTGATTTATTTGTGAATTGATACACTACTTTATGCCCGTCGATAACTCTACCAGAATAAACATCATTCATATGTTTACGGATACTAAGAGTATATGTATCTATATGAATGTCTTTAAAGTCTTCATCGGACATGTCTTTAACTTCTTCACGAAGTCTTCTAAATACACCGTTACCAACTAATTTAAGAGCATCGCCGTGCGTTACTTCAAATACAGCAGATCCTTTTTCACGAATGATGTTCTTCTCTAACTTCTCAAGTGCTATCATTCCTTGTAAAGATTTACCTAACTTAGTTCTAACGAACTCTTCTAGAGGCTTTTCACAGCAATCGCGTAAATCGTCCCAAGGGATATCTTCAACATCAAACCATCTAGGATTTTTAATTTCATCAGTTGACTTAGGTTCGCCAGTAAAAGACTCAACTAAGAAAACATCACATTCATTTCCATTTAATTTACCAGACCAAACTTTTTGAGGTTTTTTTCCAGTAATACCCATCTCTTCTTTAAGTTCACGAAGAGCTGTAACTGACTTATCTCCGTCAGCCATATCCATATGTCCACCAGCAAAAGCTAATTTACCAGTTTGATGACGTCCTAATAATATTTGATTGTTATCGTTCATCACAATAACCGCAGCAGCATGACCAGTGTAACTATCTTCAAAAGATTTTTTAAGCTCTTTCTTAGATTTTTTACGCTTATATCTATCTTCTTTAACTTTTTCTTTAGCTTTAGCGTGATGCTTCTCTCCCCAAGTTCCACCACGATTCTCACCGTGTTGTTCAGGGGCATCTTTACCAGGAGGTGAGTATTTAGCTGCAACGGATTTAGGTGGTACACCACGGCCAGTTTTTGACGCGTCTGCTTTACCATGTAAAATGGCTTGCATTAAACGATATTGTTTTCGCGATACTGCTTGAGGCATTCTAAAGAGCTCCCGTTTGTCTTATAAGTAGATTATAACTCAACCCTGAGCTTAACTTAAGGTGTAGGCGTAGATGTATTAGTGATCTTTTCACCTTGGCCCACCATAAAATCTCTTCTTACTAGGATCTGTTGAGGTAATCTGCGAGCAGTCTTAGTACCACCAACAAGCTCCTGTGTAATTCTAAGTTCTCTAAGTGACTGTATTACAACATAAACAGGGTTTGCAAAATAAGCCCATCCAATGACTTCGCCTCTTTCTAAAGCATAATCATAAGCAGGCTCTTTTCCATGTATCCATTCTACTTCACCATCGGCTGTAATATTAAAATCAACTCCGGGTAAATAGAATTTTTGTACGCCATCTGTGATAGATGATGCGTACTCTACGTTCTTAATAGGATATCTAAGTGATTGTATGTTACCAGGTCGTGGTTCATAGCCCTTCAGCTCCCACAACCTAACTGTAAAGTCAGGCACTTCTAATCGATCGTATGTATTAAAATCAGCTTGAGTTCCATCTGGATATTCAGTGGGAAGAGTTACAACAGCTGTACCTGTCTCCCAAACACCATGTGCTTCAAATGTCTTCTCAATTGAATTTCCTGAGAAAACGCCCCATATCTCTTTACTCTCATAATATATTAATCCGCTATCATCGCAGAAAGGGCAGTCAGGTTGATGAGCTTGAAATGAAGTTGATTCAACGTTCATACAAGGTATTGCTTTATGGTGAATAAAGCGAATTCCACGTTGACCTAATAGTTGGTCAAAGCTCAAACCCTTTATCGACGGGTCTGGAAGAAACATCGGCATAGGCGATGGTGTCGACATAGGTGACGTTGGAGGAGGTGTAGGATATGGTTTGTTCGGCTTATTCATTGACATATTCCACTATTATACCTGATTATGTGTTATAACAGCACTACGTCTGTTCTCCGGTATAATAAACAATAGGATTTATCTGGAATGAATGGAAAAGATGGATATTTTAAATAAAATAGTAGAATCTGAAGGTAGTTGCACTAGTTGGGCAAATCCGTCCATCTGTAAACAGTGCCCGTTGAGTAAATTAAAAAAGAAACCTAATGGAGCTTATTATAGCTGTATAGAAGCATTAGGTGTTCAAGAGATGTCAGAAGAAGAAGCTGACGCCAGATATAAAAATGTTGCTGCTAAAATTCTTTTAGATAAAACTATAGATGAAATCCTTGGAGAGTCTGATGGCTCTCAATAAGAACGACACTATAATATTAGAACAAATAGTTGACCTATATGGTAAGTGTATGGATTCACAGAGGTGTAAATTATGTCCCTTCCGCGCAATGTGCCTTCCAGAGTTTGTAAATCCAAATCCGCCAACCCAAGAGCAAAGATCAAAGATGGCTTTAGACGTCTTAACCCATCACTCTCTGATAGACGAAGAACCTCTGAGGGCAGAGGATTATCAATGGGACAAAAGGTAACAACTGAATTACACTCACATAAAAAGGAAACTTCTATAAAGTGTAATTTCTATATATTCATGTTAATGTTGATTGGTGCACCACCATGGACTAACAGTCAGAGCTAGATAAATTAAAATTAGAATTGCGAGCAGCATCGATCGACGATTTGAGCTATATACTTGGCCGCCGCCGCGCTACTGCGGACCCAACAATCGAACCCTAAGAGAAAAGAAATACGGTTATAAATTGGCTGAAAAACTCCATAAATTAGTAGATGAAGAATTATTTTATATACCTCTAGATAACTTACTTCTTAAAGATGAATAGCCTGTTATAATAACAGTATCTAACAAGGGGGTAATATGACTGATCTAGGTCAAATTCATTTGATTACCTCTTCGCCTGCAAAATTTATTAAAGGAAAATTTTATGGAAAAGCGATTGAAAGCTCCAGTTCGTATCCGTTTCAAAAATCCACAAGAGGCAGTAGATCTTTATTTTCAAATAGAATTTAAGTATTTCATAGCAAAGCTTTTATATACAAAAGTATAATAAAGCTAATGCAATGGCGACCAAATGAAGTACATGAAGTTAGAAAGAAAGAGATAATCGTAAGATTATTGTACTTTTTACGTGACTTAGGTATTAACTCAGCTCATGACGTAGCAGTCAGAGAGTGGTCAGCATACTGCCATATCCTTGGGGAGCTTATAAAGTGACGTTTGTAAAGATAACATTAGATAAGGTAAATAGCTTTAAGGATTTATATAAGCTCTTAAGAAAGCTCAAGGTTATTGGTGTTTTACATACCTCTACTGAGAGAGTTCCATTAACTGAGATGGGTAAACCAATAAGATATACATTGAAGTTTGCAGGTTATGACCCTAATAAGAGCAAGATGACACCTCTGGAAGCATCAGGTACGTATTTTGATGCTAGTATGATGTTACAGGATGTAGTTGATCTTTGTACTCGACAATCAGAGTGATGTCTCCACCCCAACTATGGGCATGAGATACTGAACTAATACCTACATTCAATTTATGCAATAGCTTCAACATACAGTAAGTAAGCATCGCCCTATCTTCATCCTCTACATAAAATTCAAAGTGGTGTTTAATCTGATTCTGCATTGTACTTAATACCCATCGTTCTTAAGACGGACAATCTCTGTAGAGCTGCTCTCTTGCAGCATGCATGCATGCATGCATTCATACAAAACCTTGACATACACTAATATTAGTGATCTTTTACGGCTGCTACGCTCCATTAGCATGACTCTGTGATCCATCTAGGTCGAACATTTATATCTGCTTTAGAGTATGGTAATACCCAATGGAAGCCGCCAGTAACATCTCGCTCGCCACCCTTACTAGTTAACAACTTACAAACTATCATAGCTAGCTTACTCTTAGGATCCATAACTCTTCTTGAATATCTACTCATACTATCTCCTATACTCCGTCGGTAGTGTATTTATACTTGCATAATGAAAGAAGTGCAATTTAATACACCTTAACTTGATAGTTGTTTAACGTACCCTTGCTTCTGTGTCATCCGTAAATCCCCTCTTCGGGCAAATAGAGGGCCTCCAGATGCAATATATTCGACTTAGTACAACTTTGCTTTCATACCCAACTTACGCAATAATCTACATGAAGAGCCTTCTCCGCCGCACCACATGGTCCATTCAATCTCGCGCATTATCTTCACACACATGTATACACACACTTTAACCTCATCCATTGTGCTTCACCTTAGTGTTGTAAAGGCTTTCCCCACATCATACCTAAGACCTTGTTAGGTCCTGCTGATGCCGATACTGCTCCTCCTGCTAATGCTAATGCTGATGCTCCTGCAGCTGATGCTGCTCCTGCTGCCCTACACATGTCGAGCACACACATGCACACACACACGCACGAGTGAGACATTCTCGCGAATACCTGGCCTTAAACCACGCACAATGTGTGATACCCGCAGGCCTAACTCTTCGCGGAGAATTACGTGCAGGAGGTGTTGGTGTTGCTCTTGGTGTTGCTCTTGCTCTTGCTGAAGGTACTGAAGGTGCTGAAGTGTACCAGCTGTACCAGCTGTACCAGGAGGATTAGGAGGGGAGAGGGATTGGGATTGGGAAGAGAAGCAGCTCTGCTGCCGCTACTAATACCGCTAATGCTACACCAGCTACAGGAGGAGAAGCTATGCCTACCCCCTGCTACACCAGGAGGATGAGAAGGATGAGAAGGATGAGGAGCTGCAACAGGTGCCGTACCCACTGCTCCTACAGAAGTAGGGGGAGCTGCCACTCCTGGAGCAGGAGGAGTAGGAGTAGGAGTAGGAACACCAACACCAACACCAACACCAACACCACCTAAATCTCTCTCTCTCTCATGGCATGAGACAACATTGATTAACCCTTGGGGTGTAGGGGATAGGGGTGTGTGCACACACGTATGCACCCATACACCCTTTATAATACGGGGTATGAGTCACCCCTATGTATTATCCTTCTCCTACTTCTCCTCCTACTACTTCTCCTCCTGTCCCCTGTCTCCTGTCCCCTCCTCCTCGAACTCCTGCCCCTTCTGTCTCCTCCTCCTTCTGCCTGAACTGCTGATACTGCCTGAACTGCTGATAGGGCAGTTGGCACATCTATGACGCGTAGGAGGAAGAGTAGGGAGTAGAGGTGGGTGGTTGCGATGTATGTGTTCATCTAGAGAGAGTTATACCTGTAGGGGAAAGAGGCTAGGCGGTACCTTGTGTCTAATAGGTGGGAAGGGTTGTGGGGCCTGTTTTATTAGGGGATGTGTGGGATGTGCTCTCTCTCTCTCTCTCAGTGTAACTCCATTGAGTTGAGTGTGGAGTGTGGGGGGGGTGGCCTGATGTCTTGATGTAGGAGGTTTGTGCTTGAATTACGTGCAGTGTGTTGAGGTGCATCTCATCGTGAGTGTACCCTGTGGTGTTGTTGAGTTTACTCAGTAAGTTGATGGTTTATAACTTAAATTTTATATATAAAGATAGGAGTTGAGGGTTGTGTAGGGAATTGTACTCTGAGGGTAGCGGGGGCCACTTTAAGGGGAGAAAGTTCATGTATAGAGAGTGGAGGTGTAGCGTGTACCTCGCCTAAAGATGGGGGTTCCCTTTGCTGCTGAGGCCAGCGGGCCCACTTCCCGAACCTACATAGGTGTGTGTGCGCGCGTGTGTGCAGCAAGATGATGAGTTAAGGCTCCTTCTTCTTTTCTTCTTCTTCCCTAATATTTCTTCTTCTTCTTCTTCCCTTATAATTCTTTCTCCTCCCTTATAATTCTTCACCATAGATAACAAGTCAGCAATAATGTGGACTTAATGAAGGAGGAGTTAAGTCTCATCCTAGCTGTCCTAGCTGTCCTAGCTGTCCTAGCTGTCCTAGCTGTCCTAGCTGTCCTAGCTGTCCTAGCTGTCCTAGCTGTCCTAGCTGTCCTAGCTGTCCTAGCTGTCCTAGCTGTCCTAACCCTATTTCTCCCCTTCTGCCTCAACTCCCCTCCTGTAGCTCCTTCCCCTCCTGTAGCTGGTGTAGCTCCTCCTTCTAATCCCCTTACCCTATGTAGGGGGTACGTGCAGCTAGATGATGAGTTAAAGCTAGAGCTCTAATCATCTGAAGAGGAGGAGGAGAAGCAGAAGCAGGAGGAGAAGCAGCAGCAGGAGAAGCAGCAGGAGGAGAAGCAGCAGCAGGAGAAGCAGAAGCAGGAGGAGAAGCAACATAAATACACCTGGGAGGTTGTTATGAGAGAGAGAGGGAGTGTAATGTTTCTCAAGAAGAAGAAGGAGAGCAGTATTTTTAGGCAGTATGCAACGTTACAGGGTTTTAACGGTGAAGGACAGCGTGTTCCCACTAGGGAGAGCAGCGCGAGCTCGGGGGTGTGTGTTCTTCCCTACTCCCACTGACACTGCTACGCCCAACCCAATAGGGGTGGGTGCGTGACAATACCTGAACCTATGAATATATAACAAGCTAAGAGCATGGACCTGAACACACACACACACCCTATATCCACTGATGTGTGTGGTGGAAGTGTGGCAGGAGCAGAAGTAGGAGCAGGGGTGTGTATCAACACCTGGGTACGACTTCGTGCCATATCTGATCTTAATAAGTATTATAACAACAACAGTGCAGCAGGAGGAGCAGGAGCAGGATGAGCTGTGCACTTCCTTGATGTACTACCTATTCCTTTATATATAGGAGGTTTTATGAAGACGATCACTATAACTCAGATCAACACAGTATACCACATCCAGATGCACTCTGGCAAGATCCACTGTCTGAACCGTAAGAGTCTTATCTGGAACTTAAAGAATACCTTTAACTTAAAAGGTCAAGATGGTCGTCTCATCATGAAGAACCTAGATGAGAACGGTCGAGTAGAGATATACACGGAGGTTGCATAATGAAGGTGTTAACTATATCAGTTGATGTCACTAACCTAAGTTCTCAAGAGATTGAGGACTTACAGGTAGCTATGGAAGCTCAGACCGAAGAGTGCGACTCCTTAATCCTAAACAGCGGTGTGTGAATGAGCTCGATGAGGAGGAGTTATTAAAGGAGGATGAAGCATCCCTACCACCACTACCACCATCATCACCACACCTCCATTAGAGAGGGTGTATATATGTGTGTGTACAGTACATGTTAAAGCTACAGAGCCTGGGACATAACAAAGGATGTAGCAGAAGCTGCCCGAGCTAAAGAGCTACATAAACTACACTCCCCCTTAGGGGCATTAAGACAGGAGGTATAAGGTGAAACTAATATACACTAACGACGGAGCTATTGGACTAAACTTTAACCCTCAACATAAAGTTATCTGGTGCAACAACCAGCAGGAAGCAGTAGATATAATGTGGGAAGAGTTTGGACTACGCAAGCAGCTCTCTAAAGAAGAGATAGCTAAAGACGTGGCGTACGCCATAGACCACATGGCAAAAACTGGAGACACCATCGCACACTTCGGTATACTAGGTTCCTTCATGTACACTACGACTGAGCCTGAGTATGAGTTCTAACCCTATCAAGTAAACCCCTCTCTCACACACCCAATATTCTTGTATGTACCCAGACCTCTGTACTCTCCCTAAGTAGGGGAGGGAAGCTCCATGTACTCAGGTCTGACACTGCTACGCCCAACCCACAACCTGATCCTACCTCCTAATAAAACCTGATATGTTCCCGAACCTATACAAGGACAGGGGATATGGATCTCTCTATATATATAGAGAGATAATAAAGCACTCAGATACCCAATCCTACCCTCCCGTCAAGCCTGAAGGGCATAACACCTAGTAAAGTATCATACGCAATACCCCTCAATCTCCTGTAGGGAAGGGGAAATAGTTGTGTATCCTATAGGAGGAGGAGGAGAGAGGGTAGTTGTCTCCCCTATAGGAAGGGAAATGCTTCTCCTTTCCCCCTGTAGGAAGGGAAATGCCTCTCCCCTCCCCTATAGGAGGGAGAGAGTAGTCCTATGTATCCTATAGGAAGGGGAATGCTTCTCCTTTCCTCCTATAGGAGGAGGGAATACTCCTATCTCCCACCCTATAGGAATATGGAGCAATTATCTCCCCCTATAGGGAGAGGGAATAGTTGTGCATCCTATAGGAGGAGGATGGAATACCTATCTCCTCCCCCTATAGGAGGGAGAGAGTAGTGGTTGTACCTCCTCCCCTATAGGAATATAGGATAGCTCCCCCACTCTCCCCTATAGGAATATGGAACAATTATCCTCCACTCTCCTGTAGGAAGGGAGAGTTATATCCCTATAGGAGGAGGAGGGAATAGTGATCTCCCCCTCCCTCCCCCTATAGGAATATAGAGTACTTATGCCTCCTATAGGATGTAAGAGAATACTCACCTCCTGTAGGAAGATATAGCACCCCTCTTTCCTCCACTATAAGAAGATGTAGTCTCACCTCTCCCTATAGGAATATAGAGTACTTCTCCTCTCCCTATAGGAATATAGAGTACTTCTCCTCTCCCTCCTCCTATAGGAAGGGAGAATAGTAGCCTCATAGGGAGGAGGGAATGTCTCCTCCCTCCCCCTATAGGAATATAGAGTACTCATCTACCCTATAGTAGTAGTAGTAGTAGTAGTAGTAGTAGTAGTAGTAGTAGTAGTAGTAGTAGTAGTAGTAGTAGTAGGAGGAGGAGGAGGAGGAGGAGGAGAGGAGGGAATAGTAGCATCCTATAGGAGAATGGAATGCTTCTCTCTCCTCCCCTCCCTCCCCCTACAAGAAGACGGAACAGCTATCCTCTCCCCTATAGGAATATAGAGTACTTCTCCCTGTAGGAAGGGGAATAGGGCTACATCCTATCTCTCCCTCTCCCCTATAGGAAGAGATGATCCCATAGGAATATGTAGGAGGAGTGTATTCCGTAGGAAGATGTATCCTCCCCTACTATAAGAAGGGAACACTTACCTACCCTATAGGAGAAGAGAGCTACATCCTATCTCTTCCCCCTGCAGGAGCATGGAGTACTCCTTCTCCTCTTACCCTACAGGAATATGAGTGTAGAGTAGTTGCCTCCCATCTCTCCCCCTATAGGAGAGAAGGGAACCTATCCCTACAGGAAGATGCAGCCATCTCCTCTCCCCCTCTATAGGAACATAGAGTGTAGTATCCCCATAGGGATATGTGGTGATCCCCATAGGAAGGGGAATAGCTGTGTCCCATAGGAGTATGGAATGGCATCCCCTACAAGAAGAAGAGGATGTTTACCTATCCCCTATAGCCCTACAGGAATAAGGAATACTCACCTACCCTATAAGAAGAGGATAATTATCCCCTCCCTACAGGAGGAAGAGAATGTAACATCCTCCCCCTCCTCCTACAGGAATATGGATATATAGAGTGATGACCCTTCCCATCTATCCCCTACAGGAAGAATGAGAAGTATGTAGCTACCTCCCCTCCCAGAAGAAGAGAATATATCCCCTACAGGAACATAGAGTACCTACATATCCCCACAATAACAGAGCAATAATCCTCCAAGAAGAAGAGAGTAACACTAGGAGGAGCAGCAGGAGCATCCCCCCCCTACAAGAAGAAAGGAACGATCGCACCTATCTCCTATAGGAAGAGAGGAGCAGGAGCAGGAGCAGGAGTAACATCCTACTACATCAGCAACAGCATGAGCAGGAGTATCCCCCCAGGAACATAGAATGTCTACCTATCCCCTACAGGAATAACAACACTAACAGGAACAATAATAGTAGGAATAGCAGGAGCAGGAGTAGGAACATCCCCCTATAGGAACAATAACACTAGCCTCTCCTACAGGAATAAAGGAGTAGGAGGAGTAGGAATAATGACAATAGTATCTCCTATAGGAACAATAACATCCCTACAGGAATAACAATAGCAGGAACAATAACACTAGCCTCTCCTACAGGAATAAAGGAGTAGCAGGAACATAGAATGTCTACCTACCTCCTACAGGAATAAAGGAATAGCAGGAATAGCAGGAATAACAATAATATCTCCTACAGGAACAAGAATAACACTAACAGGAACAATAATAGTAGGAATAGTAGTAGGAGTAGGAGCAGGAGCATAGAATGTCTACCTATCTCCTACAGGAATAATAACAATAATATCTCCTACAGGAGCAGCAGCAGCAGCAGTTGCAGGAGTAGTAGCATCCACAGGAACATGAGGAACGTGTGCGCACACAGAGGACACCTATCCGGAGGATGATGCGTTGTCTCCTTGAGAGGGAGAGCTTTGTGTGGGCTTTGTGTGGGCTTTGTGTGGGCGTCAGTCCACCCCCAATCCAACCTACTCCTCCCCCTAACACTTTCAGTGTCTTACCCATCCTACGCCAGTTGAAATATAGCAAGTTTGGAGACATACTTAAGTACACCCCATCCCCATCCTCCTCCCATATCCTAGTATGTATAGGAGTAAGATAGCTAGTGATCTCCCCCACTATAAGGTATAGCCTATTACGTAAGGGAGAGGTTATATCAGGGAGAGGCTCCTACTGCTCCTAGTGGTGGGTATTGTTGCTAGTGGTAGTGTATTCCTCCTAGGAGTGTTAGTGTAGCTGGTATTGTTAGTGTTAGTGTAGCTGGTATTGTTAGTGTTAGTGTAGCTCCTGCTACTCCTGCTCCTGCTACTACTCCTAATCCTCCTAGTATTGTTGGTATTGTTGCTGGTGGTAGTGTTAGTGTAGCTGGTATTGTTAGTGTAGCTATTGTTAGTGGTGGTGGTGTTATTCCTCCTCCTGCTCCTGCTGCTCTCCTGCCGCTCTCCTGCTGCTCCTAGTGCTAGTGGTATTACTCCTAGTGTAGCTGGTATTGTTGGTGTTACTCCTCCCCCTAGTGTAGCTGGTGTTGCTAGTGGTGTTATTCATCCTAGGAGTGTTAGTGTTACTCCTCCTAGTGTAGCTGGTAGCGTTAGTAGTGGTGGTGGTGGTATTCCTCCCCCTGCTGGTATTGTTGGTGATGTTACTCCCCTCTCTCAATCCTCCTACTGGTATAGCTAGCCCTAGTGTAGCTGGTGCAGCTGATATAACTTACACCCTAGTGTAGCTGGCCCTAGTGTAGCTGGCCCTGGTGTAGCTAGTAACCCTCCTCCTACTTCTCCTCCTACTGAATAAGCCTTATAAAGATGGGGTGGGTGGGGTGTGTGCACTGGATATCTAAGTTAATACTACCACTCACGCTATATAAAGAGGAGCTGCTGAGATTTACCTCACCTCAAGATGAGGTGATGTATCATGCATTGGCTTCAATAGGGGGACTCACATGATGAGCGCTCCTCAAGTTAGATTAAGATGCGCGCGTGTGCCTCTCTCCCCTTCGCGTGCGCACGCGCGCGCTACGGTGAAGAGTGTATTGCGCTTACACATATATAGAGAGAGGCTATATTCATCTTTAGAGAGATATAGAGAGAACGTATTGATAACCGTATACCCATGGAAACTATGATCTGAAACTAATGATTTAAAGAGAGGGTTATTGATGAGACAAATTTCACATATAGACTTAAAAAAGCTATCTCGTAATAAGCAAATAATATTTGCTTGTTTTTGTGCTGAGCAAGTGATCCACTTAGTAGATGAAAAACATAGAGAAAGCTGTAAAAAAGCTATTGAGACAGCTTATTCCTTCTTAGAAGGAAGAGCTTCGGTAGAAGATTGTGCTGCTGCTGCTGCTGGTTGTGCTATTGCTCCTGCTGGTTGTGCTATTGCTCCTGCTGGTTGTGCTATTGTTCCTGCTGATTATGCAGCTTATACTGTTGCTAATGCTGCTTATTATGCTACCCGTGCTACCAACT